GTGAAATATGGCCAATTTCAGTAACTCAATTAGTGTGCAAAACAGGTTCTTTTTGGCAATGCTACGTCAATACGGTTTGTTGAGTAGACATTTGTTTTGTACTTTTGTTGCATATAAATAGTTAAATCGTGCAATTATATTTACATTTCGCTTCAACCGGGGTAGTCATTTTCTGAATCGAGTGATTATTCAGGGATTATGACCGTCCAAAGCCTCTCTTGAAAGAATGAAATTTGCATAAAAATAAGGCCTACCGACAGACGTCGATAGACCTTAGGCATGATAAAATCATTTATTTTGAAATATTGCTCATAGCTGATTATAATCACCTATTTTTATCTTATAAGTAATTATAATCAGTTTTTCATTTTACTTTCCTACACACCACATTTTTTCTTTGCAATGCTAAATTGTAACCAGAGTGGCACTTAGCTGTTCTCCTTCCCAACATTGCCCCTTAGTCTGTTCAGCTGCTATTGTTGCTTTACGACATACAGTGTCTTCTACTCAACGTAGAGTAACCTTGGGACTTATAGCCTCGTCCTTTCTTTATCTGTTGCTATAGAGTTCCTGATGCTCCAAATTCCTTTAGTGAGATTAGGTTTCCTTTTTCATTTGCCGCAAGCGAAATAACAACAGCGTTTTTCTCTATATCATACCGCCCACTAAATTGATAGTCTTTTCCCGTAACAAGACCGTTAGCATCCAAAAGTGACTGAACAAACCCCATTCCGTTGATTCTCATTTTGCATTGTCCATCAGTCAACAGCTTATCCGGAACCCGAAATGACATAGGGTGAACCGCAGCACACGGCGTAATCACTATGGATTTTCGATCTTTTCTCTGCAAAACGCAAATATAATCCGGGCTTCCAAGAATACGAATGATGTCCTTTCCAATATGTACTCTCCGACTTTCCGCTGGAATCGTCACCAATAAATTCATGATTCGTCCTGAATTCATGTCGGAGTTCCTCTCTCGACAGCTGTACTATCTGGTGGCTCCATATTCTCAGACTGTTCCTGCAAAACGGATAAAGAGGTTTCCTTAGAGGCTTCATCGGTCTGGAGTGTTGATTCTTTTGAAAGTTCATCCTTTTCCTGTTCAGGCTCATTCAATGCCACAGCCCCCTGATACCCGATAAAATCCTCAAACATGTTCATCTGATGAGCTGCAACATAATCATTATAAGATTTTCCGATACAATTCTTATAGGCATCCGGGAAGAATTTTATCTGCTTTTTCTTCGTTTCGCCAGTAACAGGGTCTGTATATTGCTGTGGTTTCGGTGTGAACATGATGGCCTCTTCCAAGTCGAATAGCATACAGAGACCTTGATTTGAGTTAGCCACCCGTCCAAGCACTTTATAACGGCATTCTCTATTCCAGCTCATCATTTTATAGATTTTCTCTACAAATTCTAATGATACAATGTCCTTATTCACCCAACTTTCACCCTTTTGTCTGGCCCATTCAACAGAAGCACTGTCTTCTTCCGGGCACATAATCAATGCAAGTCGCTTCTTGTACGGATTCAAAATCGGGACTACATACTTAATTCCTTCAAAAAGTCGGATGCAGGCCATGTTAAATTTCATAACGCCATATTTTATGCTCAATGCGGGTTTATTCAGCATAGAGAACTGTGTACGCGGTGGAAGTTCATAGCCATCGAAATTTTCGTACTCCAGTTCTCTTTTTTGTTCTTTCCGTATCTGCGCCAGTTCACGAATCAGCGTAATTTCCTGTGCACTCAGTTTCTGCTCCCGGCTTTTTTCTTCCATTCTACAAGTTCCTCCTACATAGACATCAAAAGAGCATCCAGTTCACGCTGTACCTCATTTTTGCTCGGAATTGCGCCAATCATGGGATTTTCTACGACCAGTCCATACTCCATTACATCGCTGTTCATAATGCTTTGAATCCACTTGCTCCGATATAATCGACATCCCAGATTCATAGCGGAGTTCTCAGCCTTCTTATAATGATTTTTTCCAATCAAAGTCTGAGATTCATCCAGTTCAAAAATCAAGAATTTCGTATTTTGCCGCCCACGAGAGATACCACGACACTGATAGCGACAGTCCTGTTTCCAGTTCATTTCATCTAATATCGCACCCGCAAAAGCTCTAGATGAAAATCTATTGCAGATGTCATTTGCATTTTGCCAATGAATCGCCGTTGAAGAGTCATGACCGCTCTTTCGCAGAATTATGACCTGCAGGATTGGATGATATAGCAGTTCCACATATTCACAGTCGTCCAATCTGGTATGACAAGCCTTGCTAAAACGAATTTCATTTTTAGCAATTGTAATAACTGGGCTACTATGGTTGATAAAGCAGGCGCTGGAAGCCGTCAGATATTCAGACTGATACATCGAATCTTGTTTTTTCCCGGCCCTCATATCAGCCATAGCATTTAATTCTACCACTTCTTCTGGCATATAGGCACTCAGACAAAGGCTGCGGATACTTTCATCGTTTATACCACTCCAGTTCGGATGAATGCCTACAAATCCTTTCAATGCTCCCTGTTTAATTACAACGATATCCTGTACCCCACACCTTTTGCTGCTGGATGCCACAAGATGTGCAGCTCGTGCAATCTCCGGTGAAACAATCGCTTCGTGATGTTCTGGGACATAAGCCGAGCATCGGTCGCCATTATTCTTCGTCACCTTCCCCAGCTTATAATCTACCACGATGCTCTTCCGAGCTTCCAAATCACCCCAGCGGCGTTCGTTTTTCATGATGTTGGCTACCATCATGCCGTTCCACTTTTGCCTGCCTCGCAGGGTGCTGCGCTTCTTTTTCGTAAGGATCATTGCAATTTGGTCGTAGTCGTACCCTTGAATAAAGGCCAGAAAAATAAAACGTACTGTCTTTGCTTCTTCCGGCTCGATTACCAGCTGCCCATCCGTTGTATGCCGATATCCCATCAAATCAGCTACCGGATATTGGCCAGTCATAATACGCTGATCATACGAAAGAATCATGCGACGGCTCTTATTACCAGATTCCCAGTCTGCTAAAAGAGCCTGAACATCCAAGCTATACTGGCTGTCAGGATTAAGCGTGTAAATATTTTCAGTTTCAAAGTACACACCAATCGGATGAGCCGGATGCATAGTTTTCAGGGCAGCGATTTGTGTCATGCAATCCGAGAAATTTCGAGCAAAACGCGAAACACTGGCACAAACAACCAAGTCGATTTTTCGCTCTTTTGCATCCTGCATCATGCGCTTAAAAGCATCACGCTTTCTCAGTGATGTACCGGATTTTCCTTCATCACTGTATATATTCTGCAGTGTCCAGTTCTCGGTTTCTGCAATCTTTTTAGTGTAATAGAGAGTTTGATTTTCAATTGAAGAAATCTGCTCTTCGCTGGAAGTACTAACACGGGTATAAACCGCCACACGTTTCAGATTACTGTCATAAATAGATGGCGTGGGTTTTGCCGGACGGAAATAGTCTTTTGCCGTTTTCTGGCAGTGGTCCGTCTGCTTATGAATTCTACCACGAATTTCCGCTTTTCGTCTTTCTGCTTCCGTATGTCGGCTCTGCCAGTCCGTTCCAAGTGGGAGCATCTCAGTTTGTCCTGCAGGAATATACTCTATGGCTTTTTGTCCTTCTACAATCATTTTTCTTCAACCTTTTCCATTTCATTTTCCAATCGTGCTCTCCAAGCAAGATAGTCTGCTTTACGGATTGCTGTGTATTTTTCGGCTAAAACTTTCAGACTCCGCCTCTGATCTTCCACATCCAAAATAGTATCGATTCGCTGATCATTATCGTCCGTAACAATGTCAATCCGCATTGGCAAGTCAAACAGATATTGCAATAAGAAACAAAATTCGCATGTATTGGCTGCAAGGTAGGCTCGTGTCTGCGAAGAAATTAGATTGATTTTCCCCTTTTTGCAGTCACGGAGTAAATGTACCATCTCTGGACGTTTGAAGATTTCTTTATTGCCTGTAATGTCAATGTACACACCGAACAGCTCTTTATCTGTATCATCTTTGAATTTTTCAGCATAGTAGGAACTATGATAGGCTACTACGGCATCTTTAGAGCGTTCCCATAGTTTTGCCAGTTTTACATAGCCGCCGACCTTATATTTGCTGTCCATTTATAGCACCTTCTTCCGGCTGAACACTCCAATACCATCTCCGTTTCTTCTGATAGCAATGAATGCCCATTTCCGTTTTCGCCATCCGTGCAACTCGTTTGCTGATGCCCTCATTATCCAGACGGCAATAAATTTCATTTGCACTCATATCACCATTTGCAAGAAAATGTTTGATCCAATAGGCCGCCTTCTGCTGCTCAGAGTCAAATTTAGGCTTATCATCTTTCTGCTGAAATTCATAGGTTTGTGGTTTGCATTCCAGCCACTGAAAGCCACTCTCGGCAGAAATGGAAAAGCGAATGTCTTCTGCTGTAGGAGCAAGGCTGTTTTTGATTTGGTGTACGATTCTTATATCGGAGTTTTCCGTATCTCGTTCTACCTGCAGGACGCTCCGCGCAGCTGCCACAACATCAATACTTCCAAGGCTACGGTACAGTCCCTTGGAGCCTTCCTTTTTATTAAGGTGTCCGATTAGAACGATGGCGCAGTCGTAGCCAGTAGCCCACATTCCAAGGCGGCGCATAAGTTTTCGTGCCCTACCTGCGATTTGCAAATCCGAATCGCTACCGAGGTATGCTTGGATCGGGTCAATCACGACCAATCGCGGCCGGAATTCAACAATTGCCTGACGGATACGCTCATCATCCAAGGTAAGACCGTTGTATACTTCCTCATTAATGAAAGCTATCTTCCTGCAATCTGCTCCGCATCGTTCCAGACGGGGTTTTATTGTGTCCGAAGCGTCATCTTCGGAGCACTGATAAATCACCTTTTGTGGTACACCTACTTTACAGCCGTCTGGGGTCTTTCCTCCTGTCGAAAGCTCTGCAATCAGATTCATCATCATAGTGGATTTTCCATCGCCAGGATCTCCCTGCAATAATGTGATTTTCCCAATTGCAATAAACGGATACCATAACCATCGTACATCTGTTGACTGAACTTCGCTGTACAACGTCAGTAACTGTTCCACGTCGTTCTCACCGCCTCATCCTTGCAACTTAACTTCACGCTTTTATTATACGCCTGTCAGATAATTTTTTCTGTGAAGTAACACTTCACATGTGCAAGGAATTGTGATGTAACACTTCACAAAATCGCCTCAGAATACATGACCGCTAGAGGTAGGGCTGTAATCTCTGAGCATTTTCTATCATCAAATGCCCATTGCTTGTATACGCTTCCTGAAAAGCGAATAATTATATTGTCTTATGCGGGCATTTGAAAGGAAGTTTTACTTATGTCCGTCAATTATTCCGCTTTAGGGAAACGTATTGGCTATTTCAGAATGCAGTGCGGTAACATCACCCAAGAAGCCTTAGCTTCTAAAATCAATCGCAGCCGTGAATTTTTGGCTAAAATTGAAAAAGGCACCGAACATCCAAGCATTGCCACGCTAGTCGATATTGCTGATGCCCTTTGCATTTCTGTTGATGATTTGTTGATTGATAGTCTTCACTATTCTGTTTCAACATCTAACTCCGAACTGCATCGTTTACTATTGGATTGCAATGAAACAGAGCAGGCCATAATCACCCGCATGGCAAAAGAGTTAAAGGCTACTCTTGTCAGCCTTGGAATTTAACATTTTTTCGTAGCAAAGGTTAAAATAAAAAGGCTCGCATAAGCTGCAGACGCACCCTCGAATTCTCCTAGGTGCTGTCTGTGGTTTATGCGGCCATAGACAGCAATAAAAAAAGCCCACCAACGAACCATGTAGCAATTACACAGTGCGTTAGTGGGCATGTGGTCAATCTTTCTCGTATTTTTCAATCAGGCATTGATGTTCTTTAGTGTCCTTGTCGTAATTAATTCCTACGAGTAGGATATCTCCAGTATAGCTCAGAATCGAAGACGGATACTTTTTGTCTTTTATCTGTTGCATGGCTGTCGCAGCATTTTTACTCCACTTCAATTCAACGACCATCGCTGGATATGATGAAATATACTCTGGCTTCGGTATGAAAACAAAATCTGCAAAGCCTCGGCCAGTTGGCAGCTCCCGAATCGGTTTGAAATAATACTGCATTGCGCTCAAGTATGCGATTGCCAGTACACTGCTCAACGAATTTTCGTTATGATACTGGATTACCGATACATATTCATTATGGATTTTCTCAATTTGAGCAGCGACTGTTATGCCATCCATGTCCAATGTTGCATCAAGTAGACGTTCTGAATCTCGCTGGAAAGACAGCATCTCATTCCACGCTCCACTTTCGACTGCTGCTGTGAGCTCCTGCCGAATTTCTTCATTGGGTACGAAAGCCGTCTTCAATTTTTGATTAAACCCAAGATATCCCAGATGAATCATATAGGTCAGCACATCGTCCCTACTTTTTATATTAACTGTATCATTTTTGAACGTCGCTGTGTTCACCTTGACCTCTGCACCAGAAAGCATCTCGATGATGGCCGTTTTTAGTCCATCGAAATCCATATTAATCAGTGGCACAATTGCATCATAGGAAGCAGTTTCTGACCAATAGCTTTTGAATTCTCCTCGCAGCATTACACTGACAACCGCTCTAGGATTATAGACTTGATAATCCTTCAGAAGATATCCGTCATACCACCGCTTCACCTCATCGAAATCCTGATGGTACTCCTCCGCCAGTTTCCGCACCTCATCTTCTGTAAATCCAATATATGGTGCTAGTCTGCTTGCACTCAGCATTGTAAATTCATCAAAATTATTCAGTGCCGACTGAGTTTTTTCCTTCTTTATGGGAAGGATGCCTGTCAGATAAGCCAGTTGAATATACTTTGTTGGCTCTGTTCCTTTGAACATTCCTCTGAGGAAATTGATGTAATCTTCCTGTGCCTTCGTATTAGCAGCCTCGTCACGAATAAGAACATCCCATTCATCAATAATGACGATGAACTTTTTTCCTGTTAGGGCATTGATTTGTGATAAAGCCTCTGGCAGCGACTTTGTTTCCTCTGGAAGCGTATCTGGATAGTACTCCTTAAGCTCTGCAATTGTCCTCTCAGAAATGTAAGGAACTACCTGTTCCGCTCCCCCCGCTGGTTCCATACACCATTGAATATCAAGATGAATTACGTCATATTGATTTAAGTGCTTCTTAAAATCCGCGCTCTTGCTGATTTCCAAATCTGCGAACATCGCTTCTGAGTCGCAGCCTCTACTATAGTAAGCTGTGAGCATATTCGCTGTAATAGACTTACCGAATCTTCTCGGACGGCTGTTGCAAATATAACCTTGCAGTGTATTTAAAACTCTATTTGTGTATTTAATGAGTCCGCTTTTGTCCACATAGATTTCAGAATTCAAAGCGACTTGGAACGCAGAATTGTCTGGATTCACAAACATTCCCATATCGTATCCCGTTCCTTTCCGTGACTGTTTGATACAAATCACCTATTGTACTTTGATTTTACCATTTAGAAGGACAAATAGCAAGTTGATATTCCCTCGCAGCACCACTCTTTTCAGTCTTTTCTCAAGAGGATATACACATCTTCGACAAAACTCATGAATTCCACACTGGCTCTCTCGACCATGTGCTTTCCATTTATACCTTTCAACTCTTCCATGACCTTTTCTGCCGCAACACCTCTCCGCTCTCCCACTTCTTGCATCGTACTCACCACCGCCTCATCGATGAAAGAAGCGTACTTTGCACCATCGATATGGCTTCGTACTGGCACAAGTTCGCCACTTTCAATGCGGAGCACGTTCGGCATATAGATTCGTTCAATCCTTGCCAGTGCTTCATCAGCTTCCATTTTACAAAGATACAGCTGCATGGCACTTACAGCCGCAACCTCCGATGCACAAACTCCATAGTTCTCCGATACGAGCTTTGAGATGTTATTCATTTTGCTTTCTCCTATGTGTATTACTTGCTACCCACAACATATAACAAAATTCTGCACATAGCAATCCCTGAAAAAAAAATACCTATAAACGAAAAAAGGCCCCGCCAGACTATTTTGTCCAGCGGGGTCGTGATTGTTCACATTTTGCTTCTAGTCGAATCATCTTTTTTCTTACACAGCATCTTTACGCTCACGCTTTGCAGCCATCGTCAGGTATCGGCGGTACTGAATGCTGAATCCATAAACCTTATACGGAGCATCCACATACTCAACCGTGCCATCCATATTGCACCGCTTGAAACCTCGGAAGCTGTTCAGCGTCCGGCGGTTTCCAACCGTAGTAAGGGTCACACCGAAGGTCGTCTTGAACTCGACCACATCTCCTTTGACCGTTTCCTTTTCAATGAAAGCACAGTAGATGCCCTTTTCAAAATGAAGCAGGTCGGGAGCCTCGGCAATCAGCTCCGGTGTAAGTTTCAGGCTACGCTTACGAGTACTCGTAGGGTTGCCATCTTCATCCCTATATGCACTACTCTGAACATTCAGCCCATATACCTTCAGAGGCATACCTGCCGTGTTCTGTTCAGGAAGCTGTTTCAGGCAGTCGATGAAGACATCGAAGTTCTTCTTCATGTTTCCGAGTTCTCCCTGTTCGTTTTCCAGCATACTGCGCTCTTTTCGCAGGTCATCCATACGCTTCCGAATCTCATTTGCAAGCGTGTTATAGGTTTCGACCACAGAACCTTCCTCGACATCGATGCTGTACATTCTCGTTCCAAGGTCACTGGCTGTCAGTCCATTGCGGATGTCCATTTCAAGGTCACCAATGGAAAGGTCACCGTTTGCAATGGCTTCTTTTAAATTCTCGTTCTGCTCCATCGCCGCCTCACGCATTGCAACCACCTGTTTACCGATGATTTCATTCAGTTTGACTTCCAATTCTTTCACCTGATCGTCCAGAGCTTCGATACGCTGAGCAGAAACTGCACTGTTTTTCACTTTCCGGTAAAACTTGTCGTAGGCAGCCTTAAACATCCGGACGATATCCGAACCATCACCTTTTGTCTCGTAGTCATACTTTAGTCGGTAGAGCATTTCCATGAAGCTCTGTTCCAAAGCGACCTCATGGTAGAGTATGGTAGAGTTCGGAAGGACACCGCTCCTCGGCGGCTTCCCGTTCCGCATCTGTCATCCGCCCCAGTTTGCTGCGGCAGTATTTCTTCTGGTCAAGAGTTCCAGTCTTGGGTTCTTCCCCTTCCCGTACTCCGGCTTTCCTCTTACAACGCCAGACCGGGAATGCAAAAGTGTACTTCTCCAGATATTCACCGCCGTCCTCACCTGTTGCCTGCAAACTCCGCTCATCCGTATAGCCAGATGCCACGTTCGTGTAGGTGAGGCGGAAGAATCCGGCACCGCACTCTTCTCCATCCGGCAAATGCGTTCCACAGACAAGGTTTACAAAGGGACGTTTCACAATGGTCTTCTTCTCTTTGGTCTTGATGTCTCCCCGGTTGGGTTTGTTGTACATCATGGCCTGTACTTTATCCCAAGTCAGACGGTCGATGATTGCGACATGATGGTTTTCGATATAGTAGCGAGGTGCTTCACCACTGTTCTTTGAAGACCGATGGGTTAGGAAGTCTTTTGTGATGGTCTTCTGCATCTCAATGTCGCCCACATACTTCTCATTCCGAAGAATGATCATAACGGAACCAGCTGCCCATTTCTTTCCGTTTACTGTCGGCCGCCCCATCTCATTCAATTCTGCCGCGATTTTAGTGGCGGACAGTCCCAGCAGATACCGCTCAAAGATGTAGCGGACGGTGGCCGCCTGATCGGAGTTGATGATCCATTCACCATCCGGACCCATATCGTAGCCAATCATGCGCTTCAGATTGATCTGCGGACTGCCGCGCTGGAACTTGCGCTGGAGTGCCCAGCGGATGTTGTCCGAAATGGAGCGGCTTTCGTCTTGCGCCAGAGCCGAAAGAATGGTCAAAATCAATTCACCAGTTGCATCCAGCGTATCGATATTCTCTTTTTCAAAGAAAACGCCCACCGGAGGATTGAGCTGTCGAAGCTCACGGATACAAGTTAGTGTATCAACCGTGTTACGGGCAAAACGGGAAATGGACTTCGATACGATATAATCGATTCTTCCTGCCTTGGCATCATCCATCATGCGGTTGAACTCCACGCGGTGCGCACGGCTCGTGCCGGACAATGCTTCGTCCGCATAGATGCCAGCGAAACGCCAGCCCGGTTTGCTGGTGATGAAACTCGTATAAAAAGCTTTCTGGGTCGTATAGGAAGTCTGCTGACTTTCATCTCCCGTGGAAACACGGCAGTAGGCAGCCACACGGATGTTGTTCTGCATCTTCAACTGACCGCCATTTTGCACAGAGCGTTTGGTTGCCGGAATAATAGAAACATTTGCCATAGTGCTTTCTCCTCTCATTTTATAAACCGTTTCCGGTATGCGTTATCCCGCATGACCTGTCCATCATAGTAGCTGGCGGTATTGCGGAAGTCTTCAATATTGCTGTCCATCTCCACTTTTGTTCGAGTGTCATCGAACCAATGAACACTGTACTTCAGCGGAGAGTAAACCGTGATGGACAGGATGAACGCTTTGCAGTGTTCCCCTGTCAATCCATTCAAGAATGCTACGGTTCCCTCTCGGCCCTTGGGAAGCTGTCTCATCCACTGCACCGCTTCTTCTCTGCGGTCGTAGTCATCTTCCAGCTCATCCCAGTAGTCTTCCAGATAATCGAGCTTGTCCTCCAGCTTCTGGGCTTCGGTCTCATCCTGCTCTATCCGTTTTCTCAACCGCTCGATTTCCTCTTTTCGCTCAGTCAGGGCCGCTTCATCTATCGTTTCATCTCCAAGCAAGTCCCGCCGGGTCTCCATCGCATCTTTCTGGCTTTGAAGAAGGCTCATTCTCTTATGGGCAGCTTCTGCGTCTTTCTGGAGTGCGATGATTTGCTTTTTGTAGAAACAACGGTCACGCTCCATGAAGTCAATCTTCTGCAGGTTTTCAAGCCGTGCCTGCATCTGAATCACAAAGTCATCGGCCTCATGAGTAAGAAAGTCGGTATTCTCTGCGTACCGTCCGCTCATAATGTCTGCCACGCTCACATCATCCCGAATGGGGGCGCTCGACAACTGGAAGCGTTCTATCACGGCCCTGCGGATAACACGGACAATCTGCTCTTCGTAGACACTTTCGGCATGGCAGATGCTCTTTCCATTGTTCTGCTTCGCCGAAGGGCAAAACCATATAGGATTCAGATTTCTATTTCTTACATTGAAAAATCGTCCGCAGCTTCCGCAGATAAGCCGTCCTGAAAAAGCCCACTGTGTTTTTTCCTCTCTCTTGTGCGAATCCGATTTTGCATTGACGATCTTTTGCACCTTTTCAAACAGTTCCCTGCTCACAATCGCTGGATGATGGTCTTTAATGTAGTACTGCTGAACTTCACCTTTGTTTTTCCGCACTTCATGCGACAGATAGTCAGCAGTATAGCTTTTCTGTACCAGAACATCTCCAGTATACCGTTCATTGCGAATCATCCCAGCAATCCGACCGTTTGTCCATCCGGTGTCAAGCTCGCTGTTAAGCTGACCTTTCTTGGATTTGACCTTGCGCAACTTCTGTGCACTGCTCTCCGGAGCAGGAATGTGCTCACGGTTCAATTTCCTTGCGATGTCTGCAAACGAGAACCCTTCTGCGACCTCTTGGAAGATGCGCCGGATAACTACAGCTTCCTCCTTAACGATTTCAACTGCCTTATACTTGTAGCCGCTTTCGCTGGTAATCATCTCACCATTGTAGCGGTATCCATAGATGTCAACATTCCGCACATCTCCACGCTTAAAGCGCATCTTATTGCCAAGGTTGATGTTGCCGGAGATGCTTCGGCTTTCCTCTTGCGCAATAGCCCCCAGTGTAGTAAGGATGAATTCACTGGTCGGGTCTGCTGTATCGAGATTTTCTTTCTCGAATAGAATCGTCACATTGTTTTCTCGAAGCAAATCCAGTGCCATCATAAAATCAGCCGTATTTCGGGCGAATCTCGAAATCGACTTGCAAATCACGCGGTCGATTTTCCCTGCCTTGCAATGCCGAAGCAGTCTGCGGAAGCCGGTACGCTTTTCACTGTTCGTGCCAGAGATACCATAGTCCGAATATACACCGATGGGATTCCACTCAGGGTTGGCTTCAATCAGCTGGTTAAAGTACCGTTCCTGCGTTTCATAGGAGTTTTCCTGGTCAGATGAATCCGTTGAAACACGGATATAAGCGGCAACATTCAGCGTTCCAGTCTTCTGCTTCGTTGCACGGAAGCTCTCAGCAGAGATGAAATCACCCGGTTTTGCTTCATATACCAATTCCTGAGAGGGCTCATCACTCCTCTCAACCGGAATCGTAATGTCCTGCCGTACCACGGCGGCCTTCTTTGTGGTGACTGCTTGGTCGATGAACGCCTGCAATGCGGGGTCAACTTTCTTTTTTTGTTGAGTAGACTTGTCTTTCGTCTGATTTTTCTTGGGTGAAAAAAGAACCGCAGCGGAACCCAGTTCAGGCAGGTTCACAGCTGCGGTCTTGTTAGATGTCTTTGGCTGTACCGACTTTTCTTCAGTCATCTTCTGCAATTTTGCCAAGAAATCAGTTGTTGTACTCATAATTCTACTCTCCTTTCTGCCCTTTATTTCCTTTGGGCAGTCACATATTCCCTCTGTTTCGTGATATTATCAAGTAAATTTGGCGCAGAAAAACGGAGAATAATCTGTCGGATTATTGTCTTTTCTGCACGATATGTACTCCCCGCCCAATAAGGACGGGGACAGACTCAGATACGAGTCACAAGGTCGAGCGAGATCCAGCCTGCACCGGATTTCAGCTTGCCCCAGCCTTTCGTGGAACCAACGCCAGTAGATTCTGCCACAATGGTGAATACACCCTTTCTGGTGTACTGCCCGGTCTTTGCATAGTTCGTGCCCGGACCTTTGCGGATGTTGAGGTCGCTGACGGACACACGGACTGCATACGGAACAGAGGACTTCTGCTCCGGATAGACCGCCTTGCCCGCCGGGTCAAACACACAGTAGCCCGGATTGGCATCCGCACACTGCTTTGCGTTGGCGAGGTCACGGAACGCCCCCTTCTGGGATGCAGCGTTCTGCCAGCTCTTACGCACACGATACCATCCGGAAATCGTAGTGTCGGTGGTGGAATTGAACTTCGTCAGATTCCATTGCTCGATGATGCTGCAAAGGTTTTGTACATAGTCATGACTGGTAGCGTAACCACCATCCTTGATGATTTGTGCGGCCTTCTTGTAATCGGTACAGCCAGCCAGACTCTCATAGCGTTTCTTGCTGCCATTCATCGCACCGAGCAGATACGCCGCATGGTCGGCAATAGAGTCCTCGACACAAGTGTACTTACGGAAATCAGCATTGAACATCACATAGCTTCCTTCTGCATTCTGTTCCTGCGTTTTCTTGGTGTAGACGGACTTGCCATCCCACACAGAGTTCGGCCAGCTGTTCCCGGAAAGGCTGGTCTTCATACCAAAGCAGTTGTTCGCCTTTCGTGCCAGTTCGGAAGAACCGTAGCTGGATTCCAGAATGAACTGCGCCATCGACACACAGGCGAGGATGCCAGTGGTTTTCTGGTTTGCAGTAAACAGCGGACCGATTTTGGCTACCGTCTCCGCTCTAGTAAGATTTTCCAAGTCAGCCGCCTGCAAGCCGGGAGAATCATTCAGGGCAGCTGTAACCTTTTCGGCCAGATCCCCAAGACGAGCATACAGCCAGTCGCCGGGGCAGCTTTTATTTGCATACCAGCGATGGACCGTCAGTACCATCTCATCCGACGCAGGTGCGTAATTGAGAGTTTTATTCTTGTCGCCAAGCCATAAAAGTTTCCGCTTGCCATTGCGCTGGCAAATGTCAGTGCAGAGTTTGATGAGCGAGGCATACACGGCACTGTTCATGGCATACGGCTCGCTCTTATCGCTTGCACACTCAATCGTGATGGCGCGCTGGTCATTGGCATTGCTGGACGAACACCAGCTGCGGTTTTTCTCTTCTACGCAAAGAGAGATTTTCCCGTCTTTGCCAATACCATAGTTACAGCTTGCCTGACGGCTCGTGCTTGCAAAGCATCCGCAGATACTTTCCGCAGAAAGCTGACCGACCACACAATGCGGAGTGATACGGTCAATGCTGTGGGTGCGCTGCCCGGAATGATTCGGACTGAGTTTGGTGTAGGACACCAGAGGGCTATTGGAATAAGCCATTTCACACACTCCTTTATAATAAGGAAAGGCCCGGACCACTCCGAGCCTTTATGGGTTGATTACTTCTTTGTGTTTAGGGAATCAGCAATTTCATACCGACACGGATGGCATTGGAAGTCAGACCGTTCAGGGTACGGATATCCGCACAGCGACTTCCATCTCCCAGTTCCTCCTTGGCAATCTTCCAGAGGTTGTCACCGGGCTGGACGGTATAGGTCTTGCTGGCCGTGAATGCGTAGGTGTCTGCACTGTTCAGGACATATGCCACGCCATCTTCTGCTTCCGCACACTTGATCTTCAGCCAGCCATCACAGAACTGGATGATCTCTACAAGGGTGTTTTTCTTATAGACCGTCACGATCTCCGCACTGGTATCCGGTTTTTTGCGGATGTTCATGAGGGTCTTGAGCTTGCCATAGGCAATGGTAGCCGGAAGTTCTTCTGCGGTCGGAAACTCGGTCTCGTCCACATCAGCCTCGGCTTTCTCCTCTGCCAAATCATCCGTCTTCGGCTGTTCCTCTACATCAGGTTCTTTCTCTTCCTGCTCGTCCAGAACCGGCTGTTCCTCGCTCTCCTCTGCTCCGGTGACAGGCACAGCCTCCTCCGGGTAGATCACATTGCCGTCGTTGTCGAACACACGGCTGCCGGGATTCTCATCACACTTGGCTTTTGCGTTCGCCAACAGACGGTACGCGCCCAGCTGAGATGCTTCATCCTCCCAGTCCATGCGCACGCGATAGTAACCGGTCGTCAGTTTTGCAGGATAATTGTTCTTACTCATAGCACTTGCCTCCATAAAATGTGGGAGGGGCCGTTACACCCCTCCCGGTTGCTCACTGTTTCTTCTCTTCGCTGGTTTTACCGTTCAGTTTAGCCGCATGATTCTCATCCACAAGCTGAATGAGCATGGCTTTCAACTTCTCCGGCACAGGGAGTCCGATCACAGCACAGTTCTCCAGAATAGAAAGGCCCTCGTTAGAGATTGCCCAGAAAATCAGAGCAGTTCGGAGTGCTGCGCCCTCGCCGATGATCTGCGTATCGATCACACTGGAGATACCAACAAGGATGAAGATGCATACCTTCTTGGCGATACCCTTAAACCCGACCTCAGAAGACAGCTCATGTCGCACGGCCGCTGCAAGCACCCCAGTGAAATAATCACAGGTCACAAAAACAACCAGCGCATAAAAGAAGCCGTCAAAACCGCCGAAGAACCAGCCCAGGAATGCACCCATACCTGCAAACATCAGCTCTAACTTATCGATCACATTCTGCATAATTCTTTCCTTTCCGCCCTCTTGAGGGCATAAAAATTGGGCGGCATTGCTGCCACCCTGTGTAACTGTCTGTCTATACTAAACACCGTGGAGCAGGAGCAAGGAACACCTCTGCCCTTTCGGTGGGAATTTACGAGGAGCTATCTTCCGTCAGCCACGCGCGGATCTGACAGTAGTAACCATCTGCCCATGCCTGATAGCCTCTTGCGGAGGGATGGATGCTGTTCGTCAGCGTCCGGCTCGTTTCCGTGAAGCGGTTCGTTACAGGCTTGTCCGAATACGGGAATGCCAGACGGCGGTCAGTACGCAGACCGTGCGCAAAGCAGGTCACATTCTTATGGTACTTGCCAGCATCAAATGCTTTGATGAGTGCGAGATTGAGCGTGTTGATGCTCATATGGAAGATGCCCATGCTTGCACCGCACTGATAAGAATAATCCGAACCGGGACCACAAAGACCGATACCGATCTTGCAATTCGGGAAGCCCGTTTCCTTATCCAGCAGCGCATCGATGAACTGCTTTGCCTGATCCACGAACTTCTGTACCTCTGCTTCCGTGCGGTATAGTGTAGTGCCCTGCGATACATCATTGGTACCAAGTGCGATCAGGAAGTAGTCGATGCCCTCATAGCCGTTGGTCTCGCAATATTTCTGGAAGTCCAAACGGCCTTTGATCTTGTCCCAGAACGCATTCGTTTTGCCAGCGTAATCCGTGTCTGCCAGATACCGGGCAAATGTCCAGCTGCCGCGTCCTTCGTGTTTACCGCCTTCCGGTCCTCTCGTTCCCAGCGGATGGATCACGCAGTCATTATCCTCTGCCAGCAGACGGTACACTTCCGTTGCCACAGAACCATTGTCCACGAGAGAATCTCCACAGATGCAGATATTTTTCGTGAGCTTATCCTTCAGCTTATGGTGGACCCTGACCTGCACAGGTTTGGACGATACCGTATGGCAGTCTTCTTCATCCAAACGGCGGACGGTCAGTGCAAAATCCGTACTGTCCTTCGTCGGCGTGTAATTCATGCAATACTCGTTCCGGGTCAAGCTCGGTGCATTCGTGCCTCTGGCGAGCACATACAGATTTTCCTTGCCATCATGCCGGGAAAGACAGTCAAAGAAGATGGAAAGCTGGCGCCCTTCCATGCAGTCCCAGTGGGACGGGGTCACGATGTCATCTTCTACAGCCGGAGTAATAGCTCTCTGCACATAATCCGTGATACGCTTCGGGATAAAAGACGCCTCGTTATCTGCGAACAGATTGCCCGCTTTGTATTCCTTACCGCCCACAATGAACTTCACATCCGGGTGAATGTGCGGATTATATAGCTTGCTCTGATACCAGCTTGCAATATAGAAACCATTCGTTCCCAGCTTGCGGAACAGGCTGGTGTCGTACAGATTGATGGTTCTCGTGCCAGCGTCATAAGCAAGAATGCGCATCGGCATGCCAAATGTCGAGCTGGGTGTGTTAAACGCCATCTCTACCGGATCACCTGCCGTGATCCACTCATAGTGAAACGTATCCGGAACACCCAGACACTTGGTACTGACCTGGATCGTACCGGCATTCTGGTCAATGGTAATACCGCCGCTTGCCAGATACATGTGACGGGAATCCTTACCGGCGAGATCCGTGCGGAGCTGCTGGAAGCGGTCCTCATACTTCTTTTCGATATAGGAATCACGCCGTTCCTCATCGAACAGCTCACCAGCCTTATAAGTCGTGCCATCCAGTACAATGCTGAAAGAGGAACCCATGTGCGGATACCAGAAATGCTTTTCATACCAGGCAGCGATATAGTAGCCGTTTACTCCCAATGCACGGTACTGCGCAGTGTTGTAAAGATTGATCTGGTCCTTGGATGAGTCATAGGCAAGGATCAGCATATGATTCTTTTCCGCTTCCGTACTATCCAACATCGGCACCGGCTCCTCGCTAGCACTGATCCAGTAGTAAGCACCGTTATCAACCACCGCCAGGATACGTTTTGTGACCTGAATGGTGCGGTTGACCGTATCGATCGCAAACTGGCCCGTGGACAGGAACATCTTTGCTGAACGGTACTTGTGCTGGGTCATCGCAGTATTCGCAATTTTGGCTGGATTGCCATAATCGATCCCGTTGATGACTGTACCGCTACTCGAAGGAGCTGCATACACCACATTCCAGTCAAAAAAGACCGCAAAAACAAAGCGCCCCCTTGTGAATAGATCGCCCCAGCTATCGCCGCTCGTATTTTCCACCTTAATGACCGGAACCTCTGTCTTTTCTCCCGTCTCGTCTGCGGATACTTCCGCACCATCATAGTAGATCGCCCACCATTTTCCCACCACCGCAAAGTCAGCCGAAATACTGTTTTCCGCCACCAGTTTCGTCTGCTCGTACTGTGTACCATTTGTACGGCGGCAGACATATACACTCTTTCCCTCCGGGAATGTGACCGTCACCTTGCTGCCAGTGAGCCTGATGTCCACACTTCCGTTCATCCACTGCCATCCAGTTGCATAATTCGACAGTAATCTCAGCGGAAGCATGTTGTCATAAAGGTAAACAGAGAGCTTCGAGAACAGCTTTTCATTGGTGGTGACCGAAATAAATCGAGTGTTCGGAAGCAATGTGATCACATAGTTGTCATAAACCTTGCCGCTCTCTGCCCGGAAACAGCCGCCAAGAAATTTGCGGTCCATGTCATAGCAGACCATGTTGTTGTAGTCGTCCCGGCCGCTCATATAGCCGAACTCACCATCTACCAGAATTGCTCCGCCACTAACAGGGACCATATATGCCGCCCGCCAGCCCTCAGAGGATGCCAACCTGCCATACTGGTTTACAAAACCATTTTTGATTACCCAGTTCTTCATGATATTCTGCATGGAACGTACCCTGCCGATGGCACGGACATTCTCTCCAGCAGTACCATAGGTCTTCCCGGTGTTATCCACACGGGCATCTACCAGCTCCTGTGCATAGTTGGCATTTTTGTCCGTAGATGCCTTGACATTGGCATTGATCTGGGCTTTCAGCGTTTCTGCGGTCTTATCCATCTCGGACTTACTGGCCACAACAGCACTGTTTGCGGCATCGACCTTCTGAGTGATATCCGCCACATCCTGTGCGGTCATCTTGCGCAGGGTGGCCACATCTGCTGCAGTATTCTGGCGGTACAGAGCCATCTGCTCCGAGAACCGAGAACACATCGCCCAGTATTCCTCCTGTGACAAAAGCGTTCCGGCCGGCACAGGTTTCCGGCTGAGATAGCTGTCACCCGTTGCTTCCTCATATACAATCGTAAGAGGCTCATACTCTTTTGCTTTGTCCCAGATACCATCATGGCGAGGGACGATTCGGTTTCCGATATATTTCGACATATTTTCCCCTTTCCCGGCCGCATTAGCCGTTTGCAAACTCTACGATCAGCCGCCCATTACCATCCATGGAAAAGATGAGTTTCAGACCATCTTCGGTACTAAAGGCAAGATAACCATCATCCGTGACCGTACAGTTCAAAAGATTCTCGATGAATTTCTGGATGGTGCTGGATTCCGACTTGTCACTGAAGCCGAGTCCGTCCTCCGACACAACGGCAAAATAGCCATCGTCCGTGATATACACTTCCAGCAGTCCCTGGCGGATGGCTTCCACAACACCGGCGTAGGTATAAGTGGCGATCTTGCCGTTGTTGATGGCTGCCCGCTCCACCTTCAGCGTGAGGGAGAACGACCCAAGGACATCCCCTGCTGTGCTGAGCATAACAACATCCAGTGGAAAACACCCTGCCTGTGCGGTCATGAAGGTCGTGATCGTAAAGATGACCGCCCCATTTTCAACAAACACAAGGTCGGATGCCGTCTCGCTGGTGTAATGGAATATTGTGCCGTCCGGTCTGGTACCGGAGCAGGCAACGATGCAGTCCTGCGGCACGGAATACTGTACCGAGTTGTTATACAGGACACATCTGACTTTCCGTGCCCTGTTATCATATTGTTTGACCGGGACTATCACCGGGATCAGATTCTCCGTCAGTGACAGCTCCACTTCCTGATAAATGCTTGTGATCATTACGCGCTCCCTCCTGATCGGTCTTCTTATCCTCTGTTTCTTCTTTATTCCCATTATCTTTCTCTTCGGTGTCCGGGTTCTCCGGCTCCGGCTGTTCCGGTTCCGTTGGTGTAGTCGGTTCCGTTGGCTGTTCCGGCTCATAGCCAATGGTCTGCCACTGTTCTCCATCCCAGAGCTTTAACCGAAGGTTCTTCTTATCGATCCAGAGCGTATCTGCTGCCAGGGCCTCCGGTGCGGTTTCCGATACCGGGATACTCGGCTGGTACTTTTCATCCAGTTCTTTTTCAACCTCTTCCGACAGCTTCTTCGCCGCACTGTATCTCTCGTCCAACTCCTTTTGCAGATCTTCTGAGATTTCCGTAAGGGTGCCATACCGCTTATCCAGTTCCTCATACAGCTCTATGGACAGCTTTTTGGCAGTTTCGTACCGCTGATCGAGTGTTTTCTGAAGCTCGGCAGAGATAGCGGTCGCTGTTTTGTACCGCTCATCCAGTTCCTTCAGCAGCTCCTCGGAAAGCTCCGTGGCTTTCTTATAGCGGTCATCCAGTTCCTTGAGGGTCTGTTCCAGCAGGATCGCTGTCCTGACTGCCGTGTCATCCGACTCCCAGCCATAGCTCCACGTCTTACCGCCATCCGTGGATACAAACAGTCCGGCAGAGCTGTTCTTCCATGCGACCGTGGACTGTTTCAAAGTCGCCGCATTGAATGCATACCGGGTCGTGTTTCCCTTGCTGTCCGTCTCATTTTTATAATGAAGGCCAAATAGCGCAGCAAAAAGCGCACCGTCATAAATAATAGATGCTGTGATCCCACCGACCTGCTCCCCCACTGCTGTCTCCGCACGGACTGCCGTATCGTAGGCAATCGTTGCTGTATTCCGGATGCTGTTGAGCGAACCGGTCAGAGAAGAATTCCGGCTGCTGACCGTGGAGTTTGAGAGCGTGATGCTGTTATAACGTTCCAGCAGCGCATCATACTCGGTCTCGGTGACTTTGGAACTGACCTCAATGCCCAGCTTTGAGATATACACATGGACCGTATCACAAAGGGAAACACGCTCTGCTTCCACAATGTCCTCATACCCCGGCGTATTCCAGAGCTGTAAAAAGTCGATCTTGATGTCGATCTCCGGCTCCGTTAAGTCCGTGGTGTCGATATAGTTCTGTGCGTATTCCCGGAGTGCCGCTTCACTCGGCTTTTCCTGAAAATTACTGGTACAGTCCAGCACGGTGATCTTCTGGTAGGGGATCGACCGTTTGCTTTGCAGCACCACCTTCTCCGGCAGTTCCATGACCGCCTGGGTTTCATTATCCACCCAGTACGGATGCACACCAGTGATTGTGTTCTCGATAGATTTTTCCATCTTGAAATCCGTCAGGTTCTTACCGTAGATGATGTGGACGTTATGGTCGGCACCTCTTGCCTTATGGAACCTGACCGTATACCGGTCCCACTCGAATTCACCGCCAAAAACATCCAGAACTGACCCTGCCATACCTCCAAGGCAGTTTCGGAAGGAAGATGGAACCCCAAGCGTAAAAGTCGCGCTGGATTCCACATCCGTCCAGACATTAAACGGACAGTCAGAAGCCGCATGGCTTTTCAACCCCTGCATTGCCCCGACACAGCCAGTCACTGAAAAAGACGATACCGTGATAAAGTTGAGCTGGTAGGAAATATGCCGTGCCTGCACCTCCAGCTTTCCGTCAATGGGAGTAGTGATCTTGTAGATACGGAACGGCTGAGACTGCATGGTATCGGATGGCTTGGCAAGGATGATATTCCCCTCCTCCAGCATCTCTGCATGGATGCCATCTGCCGGACAGATGAGTTTCAGCTCATAGCTTCCGTTTCTCTTTTCCGTTACGGTACAGGACTGTGCATCTGCCAGCTTTCCGATGCCGTTATGGTCAAATCTCATTTCTCTGGAATCATATAAACATGGGATCACTGGCTGCACCTCCCTCTTACAGCGTCCACCAGCGTGGAGTCACCTCCACCGCCGTGATACCGCCTGTCCATGTGATCTGTGTCTTTCCTTCCGGCAGTTCCGGGAAATCATCCGAAAGGATTGTCTCATTGCAGAAGCCGGAAGCGTTGTAGGCATTGTGCGTCTCACAGTTGAGCAGCACATAGTCCTGAATGCTGTGGATCGTAATCTTTTGTTCTCCCACATACAGCTCACCACCGCTGTCTCCGTAAACCTTGAAGATGGGCTGTGCCGGAAAAGCAAAGGGGTTCTTTAAGGTCGACCTGCCATCCAGCCGGATCACCCTCTGCCCATCCACGCTCCACCTCTGGGGCTTACAGTTGAATGTCAGCTCCATCTCAGCGGCTTTCTGGGCGGTGATATCAAAGGCAAGGGCATCCTTGCAGACCGCCATCCGGAAAAAATCCGGATCGTAGGTATCCTGCAATTTCTGATACCCGATCGGAGATAACAGCCACGCCTTGACCGCTGCTGTCTTGGCTGGCAGACCATTGAAGAAAAATGCCTTATATTTGATATCCACGTTCTGATATCTGCGCCTGCCTGTTCTTGCATTCTCGGTGATGATATCCCCGTTCCTGCCGGGTACGGAGGTGCTCTCCACATCCGCAGCCGGGGAATCATACACACCGGGGCCAGACAAATATAATAGGAAGTCCTTACTGGACTTCCCGGCAAAGGACAGATACTGTCTGGCGTATCTGCCTTTAAGCTGAAACTGTGATACTGTCTGCTTTGGGGCATTGTAGCCCATACGCATCTACCTCCTTTACTTGAAGACCGAATCATCCTCGTGGATCATGCCGTTGATCTTATCGGCAACGGTCTGTGCGAGTTCATCATCGTTCCGGGCATTGTAGCCATTGACCGTGATATACACACCGCCAAGGTTGGTCGTCCGGGTGGTGCCGCCTCCGGCCAGAGCCGCCTGCGGGAAGTTCCAGCCAGAGCCATCGAAGTGCGGCAGGGTCAGTTCCGGCAGGCTGAAGGAACTGATGCCCTCCATTCCCTGCTGTACCTTTGCTGCCATCGACCTGATCTGGCTGATCAGTCCGCCCTCGCCTTTCTTGATGCCACCGGAAAGCAGTTTCATAAAGTCGGGCATATAGGTGTCCGCATCTGCCAGAGGTCCTTCATCCGGCACAGAGAAGTGCAGGAACGAACGGATACCGCTTGCCACACTCTTGACCGCATTGCCGACCCAGCTCACACCCTTCTTGATGCCTCCTGCAATGCCGCCAACGATGTCCTTGCCCCAGCTGACTGCCGAGGAAGCCACGTTCTTGATACCGCCCCAGATGGACGATGCCACGTTGCCAATAGCAGATGCCGCATTGGAGATTCCGTTCTTGATGGCGTTTATTCCATTCGAGAATACCGAAGTGACCTTGTTCCAGATATTTGTGACACCTTCCCGGAAGCCATCGCAGTTTTTCCAGAGAGCGGTCAGTCCAAGACCGATGCCGCCAACGGCTGCCACTGCGATACCTGCAGGACCCGCCAAACCAGCAAGTGCCGTGCCTGCGGATGCGAGGAAACCACCTGCGGAGCTTGCTACCCCTGCAAGGGCTGTACCTGCACCAGCAGCCAGGCCGGATACGGTCGTACCCACAGAACCGAGCAGACCGGAAAGCGTTGTGCCGACTGTCCCGGCAATACCGCCCAGCGAAGAACCGATAGACGATACGATGCCGGAAAGACTACCGCCTAAGCCGCCGATCTTCGATACCACACCAGAGAGCAGTCCGCCCAGATTCGACAGGATTCCCCCACCGCTGGAGCCAAGGCTTCCCAGCTTCGAGATGATGCCGGAGATTCCCTCTCCCAGACCGCCCATTTTGGAGGTCAGTCCGGAGATCAGATTGCCAAAGTTCGACACGATCTGACCGCCATCTGCACTGCCGATTTTTGACAGGAAACTGCCGATGTTGGATAACAGACCACCGCCGTTCTCTGTACCGAGGACATTGCCGAGGTTCTGCATGGTATCACCAATGTTTCCGATGGTGCTCTTCATGGAACCAAGCTTGTCCACAAGCCCCGTGACCGTATTGACCGTATCGCCGACTTTGCTGATACCATTGCCCAGACTCTTTAAGAAATCCGAGTTGAAAGTATCGCCAAGGCTTCGGATCGAATTTCCAAGGGAACTGGTCTGAGAACTCAGCTCGCCAATGGAAGATTTCATGTCCGCAAAACCCTGCTTTACTTCATCACTCATGCCGCCGACTGCGGTTTTGGTGATGCCCTGCAAGTCTGTCCAGAGCTGTTGAAACTGTGTTTTCACACCGGAAAGGCCAGACATCAACTGAGTCTGGATACTACTGCCAACGCTCCGTGCAGCCGAACCGATTCCGCTCTGGTTTCTGCTGATTGTTGCAGCAAAGCCCCCGACCACCGAATCCATCCAGTCTCCCAGAGAATTCACAGGGGTCGTAAGGTTATTGCTCATTGACCCAGCCAGACCTTTCACGGCTTTAACTACAACTTTTACATTTTTCTTGATACCACTTGCCAGCAGCTTCATAAAGTCTGGCATATACTCATCGGCATCGGACAGCGGACCTTCATCTGGCACTGAGAAGTGCATGACGGAACGAATCTTATCCGCAACACCATTGATGGCACTTGTCACCTCTCCGATCTTCGACTGAATGCCAGAAACGATATTCCCGATAATATCCGCACCCCAAGAGAAAGCCTGACTTGCCAGCCCCTTGATATACGCAACTGCGCTGTTGAACCCTGCTTCAATTGCGGAACGAATGTTTCCGACCGTACTTATGATGCCACTATGCATAGCAGTGAAAGCACTGATTGCCGCATCCCTTGCGCTGTTGCTGAAAGAAGTAACCGCAGTCTTTGCCGCATTCCACCCAGCAGAAATTGTGGACTGGATCGTAGCGGTAACGGACGAAATCGTACTGCTGATGCCGGTCCAGATGGAAGAAACAGTGGACTGGATTGCAGAAAGGACCGTCGAGATGACTGTCTTGATCGCATTCCATACCGTGCTCATCTGGGTCTGGATGCCAATCAGCAGCGGAGATAGGAACGATACAATGGCGTTCCACACCGTAGTCACTGCGGTCTGGATCGCAGTCAACGCGGTGGAGATCGCGGTCTGGATGGCTGTCCAAATCGTAGAGAAAGTTGTTTGCAATCCGGTCAAAATCGGCGTTATAAATGCAACGATGGCGTTCCAGATGGAAGTGATTTTCGTCTGGATTGCGGTCAATGCCGCACCGATCAGGATTTGTATTGCCTGCCAGATGGTCTCAAACAAATATTTGAACGCATCCAACAGAGGTTTCATGGTGTTATAGATGCCATTCCACACCGAAGTGATGGTCGTGCTGATGGTATTCATGACCGTAGTGATCGCGGTCGAGATCGCCGTCCACACAGTTGTCACCGTGGTATGGATCGTATTCAGCACGGAAGAAACTGCTGTAGAAATGGCAGTCCAGATGGTGCTGAAGGTCGTCTGGATACTCGTAAGGACAGTCGTAAAGAAACTCGAAACTGCTGTAAATACTGTCGTTGCCACACTCTGGATAGCGGAAACTGTGTTTGAAAAGAAGCTGCTGATTCCGCTCCACACGGTCTCGAAGAAGCTCTTGATACTGCCCCAGACCGTCTGCCAGTCTGTCCCAAACAGACCGAGGAACACATCCAGTGCGCTCTTTAGTGCGGTAAGCGTCGTGGAGAATACAGACTTCACACCTTCCCAGATGCTGGCGAAGATTTCCTTTACCGCTTCCCATGCACCGCTCCAATTGCCGGAGAACACATTGGAAAAGACATCGAACAGACCGAGCAGCGTATCCAGAACCGTACTCAATACCGTAGCCATAATCTGGAATGCTCCCTCGAACAGCGGTGCAAGCACCTGACAGAAGCCATCCCAGACGGCTTTCAGTACCTCAGTGACATCCTTAAAATCAAAGCCCAGCCCGTTGATCCGCTGTGTCAGCTGGTCGCAGAAGCCTTTCACCTTGGAAACAATGTCGTTCCAGATGCCGGTAATGGCAGTGCGGAACTCCTCGTTGGTGTTCCAGAGGTTCATGAACGCCGCCACCAGCGTACCGATGACCGCCACCACTGCTACGACCGGCCCGGACAGACCACCCAGAACCACACCCAGCTTGCTGAACACACCGCTGGCACTGCCCACATGGGTGATGAGAAGCCGGACACCCTTTGCAAGAGAACTGAATCCCCGCATCGCTGTGCCGACGGTCGATATGGTCTTGCCCAGCACAATAAGCAACGGACCAATGGATGCCGCCAGAAGTCCGATCTTGATGATCGTTTCCCTGGTGCTTTCATCCATGCTGTTCAGCTTGTCCACGAACTGCTGCACGGCAGATACGATCTTGCGGATGGTGGGCATCAGGATATCGCCAAAAGAAATAGCCAGCTCCTCCAGCTGAGATTTCAGGATGGTAAGCTGACCATTTAAATTGTCCTGCATGGTCTCTGCCATGCTCTCGGATGCGCCATCGCAGTTTTCAATGGCACCACGCAGTTTGTTGATGTCCGTCTCGCTGGAATTCATCAGGGCAAGGAAACCGGACATGGCATTCTTACCGACCAGTGCCTCTGCGTTGGCTGCCTTCTCAGATTCCGACAGCCCGGAGAATGCCACACGGCAGTCCGCAAGGATGTCGTTTAGGCTTCTCATGCTGCCATCTGCGTTGCTGGTCGCAATCGTGACCTCACCGATGTTTTTACCAACATAGGTCACTTCACCGGAAAGGTTGTTCATGATGGTACGAAGGGAAGTACCAGCCTGAGAAGCCTTGATACCACTGTTTGCCATCAGACCGATGGCTTCTGCGGTATCCTCTGCCGAGAACCCCAGTGCACCGGCAATAGGCGCACAGTACTTGAACGTCTCGCCCATCATGGAGACATTGGTGTTCGCATTGGAAGAAGCGGCCGCAAGGATATCTGCAAAATGCCCGGAATCTGCCGCAGACAAACCGAAAGCTGTGAGGGCATCCGTAACGATATCCGAAGTCGTAGCGAGGTCTTCACCGGATGCCGCCGCAAGGTTCATGATACCTTCGATACCGTTCAGCATGTCGGAGGTCTTCCATCCGGCCATGGTCATATACTCCATCGCCGAAGCTGCCTCGGATGCAGAGAACTTGGTCTTTGCACCCATCTCACGGGCTTTCGCACGAAGCTGGTCGAAGTCATCCCCGGTCGCACCGGAAATGGCAGAGACCTTGCTCATCTCGGAATCGAAATCTGCTGCAGTCTTCACTGCAGCAGTGCCAAGACCCGTTACAGCGGCAGTCACCGGCAGGAACTTCTTACCGACATTCTCCACAGAAGATCCAATGTTCTGGAGCTTTTCTCCGGCTTCATCGATTTTGGCAAGAGTCGCATTCGTGGTCGCCGCCTGGTCCTGTAAGGATCGCAGATTCTGTTCAGTCTCCACGATCTCACGCTGGAGAGCATCGTACTGCTGCTGGGTGATCTCACCGTTGGCAAGCTGCTCATTAGCCTGCTGTGCGGCAGTCTTCAGCGTTGCCAGCTTTTCCTTGGTGGCTTCAATGGCATCCTTGAGCATCTTTTGCTTCTGGACGACCAGTTCTGTATTGGAGGGGTCCAACTTCAGGAGTTTGTTGACATCCTTCAGTCCGGACTGCGTCCCCTTGATTGACTTGTTTACACTTTCCAGTGCTTTGGAGAGCTTTGTGGTATCGCCGCCGATCTCAACGGTGATGCCCTGGATTCTGGATGCCATTTGCGTAACCACCTCCTTGCAGGCATGAAAAAAGCCCATCTGCACGGAGCAGACAGGCTAAAAAATGGGTATAAAAATACCCTGCCAGCTTTCACCAGCAGGGTTGATTAGAATTTTTACTTGTAAAGGTCTTCCAGCGTTATCAGCCGAACTTCACCTCGCTCTTGTGCCTGAAGAAGTCCATCTGTGAATCCGCCTTTCGAGAAGATATAGTAGTGATAGTTGTTGCCCTTTCCAAAAACTGAGGCATAATTCCGAATCAAATCGAGTTCATCCACACCGATTTTCTCATTCCGGTATTTGCATGAACCGATGATATAGTCTTTGCCCTCAACAGGAGTTCCGACGATATCAATCTGTATCTGCTTTTTCTTCTTCGGGTCTGTCCCCCACCACTGGCCGATTTCACTCAGCTCAATAGGAAGGCTATCCGAATAATAGAGCAGGTAATCCTGACACATCTTCTCATAAATTAGACCCATGTAATCCGGAAGATACTGTTTTACAGCGTGTGGATAGGTCTTTGCAATTCTGCCAGAGTCAATGGCACTCATATTGATTGGCACAAACCGATACCAGAAACGGAAGAAGTTATCAGCCAGCAGATAGATGGTTTTCTTACCCGGTTTTTCTGTAATCGGTGTTTCTTTCTTAGCAATGCCAAGGTCGATCAGCGTTTTCAGGTACTTCGATACGACCGAGTTCTCCTCGCCGACCTTCATCTTGATATCGTTCATTCGGGAAGCACCTTCTGCAATCGCTTTAATGATTGCATTATAAATGGCTGGCTCCCGGAGTTCCTGCTTCAGTAAGTTCCCCGGTTCCTCATACAGATAGCTGGAGCGGTCAAAGAAATTATCCAACAGAGCTTCATCCACACTATCTCGCACATCCAACTTATTGATATAGTGGGGAACTCCTCCCGTGATTCCATAAATCAGGGAATTGTCTTCTGCGGACAGATTTGGGTGGAACACAGCGGTTTCTTTATAGTCTAGCGGCTCAATCTTAAACTGGCCAGTACGTCTGCCATACAGCGGACTTTCCTTGCCAAGCACCTGACTCTCCATGAAGCTCATAGAGGAGCCGCAAAGAATCAGGTACATCTTTGATTCTGTCCACTTGTGGTCGATGATGTGCTGCAGCATCGCTGAAATGGCCGGCTTTGCCTTTGCAAGATACGGGTACTCGTCAATAACAAAGACTATTCGTTTTTCCTTTGAAAGTGCAGTCAGCTCGTCCAAGGCAGCATCATAAGACCTGAACTCTGGTGCAAACTCCATATCTGGCCGCTCAAAACTCATGATTGACTTTGAGAGAGCCTCCAGATTTTCCTTTCCTGTCGTATTCAATGCAGAAAAGAAAATGGTAGGCTTATCTTTACAGAACTCATTGATCAATGCTGTTTTACCAACACGTCGTCTGCCGTAGATGACGATGCACTCAAACTTATCACCAGCGTACCGTTTATTCAGTTTCCGAAGCTCATCCTCACGGCAATAGAATTGATTCATACGTCCACCTCCAATAATTATACTCGTGAGTTAGTAACTCGTAAGTTACTTCTTTGCGAGTATAATAAATCAGATGGTCTGCAAAGTCAAGTAAAATAAGTCGAACCTTTAGAACCGGTCGAAGTCCGACTGACTTGCCAGCTCTTTGTACGGATAGTCGTCGTTCTGCCGCTCCGTGAACATATCATTGACCAACCCGATGGTCAGCAGGTCGAGGTCGGCGATGCTGATACCGAGCTGTACACAGCGCAGCAGAAAGAGCGGGGTGGTCATTTCCCGCTCACTTTTTCGAGGTTTTTTCTGGATTCCACCTCGGTCTGCACGTTCAGACCCCACAGTTCGATCAGCTGGGGAAGGATCTGATAAATGGAGAACGTGTTGAACTGGTCCAGGAACTCCTCCGGGCTGTCCGGCACATTCGCAGGGTCAGCATGACGGGCCATCAGCCATGCCAGATCCTCGAACATTTCCAGACTGAACAGGTCGAGGTTGGAATTGTCCTCATCGTTCTCACCCACGCTCTTTTCCAGCTGGCGCAGGTCTTTATAGATGTCACGGCCGAACTTGATGCGGTACAGGCGAGGCACAGCGGCACTTGCCTTAAAGATGACTTCCTTGCCATCGATCTCGATTTTCTTTGTAACTGCCATAATCGTAATCCTCCAAAATTTCATGTAAAATTGGCAGAGCCGAAGCCCTGCCGTATATCGTGTTTCTTACTCTGCCGGGTCAATGCTGACCAGTGCATTACCGCCACTCACAGTCGGCAGCTTTCCATCCCACTTCTGGATCTTCTGGTAATCGATCAGCGTATCGGACAGGCTTTCTGCCAGTTTGCGGTTTGCCTCTGCCTGTGCTTCTGCGGCAATGGAAGTCTTCTGGGCTTCCGCCTCTGCATTGGTGATCGCCACCTGCTTATCCGCTTCTGCCTTGGCAATGGCGGCTTCATTCTCGATCTTCTGCTTATCTGCGTTCTGCTGGGCAATGGACTTCTGCTGGATGGCTTCGTTGTAGGCATCCTCGAAATTCATGTCGTTGATGACGACCTTATTCACGAACACAACGTCCTCACCATACTTCTGCACAAGGGACTCTGCCAGCTTCTGCTGCGCCAAAGGTTCAATCTTAGTGCGGTTGGTTACCTCATTGGGGCCAAGTTCAGCCATCGCAGACTTGATGGCAGATGCCACCAGCTCGTCACCGACCAAATTCTTGATGTCGGACACATTCGCATACAGCCATGCACTCTTCTCAGGAAGCACCTGATAGGTCACGATCACATCTGCAGCATACACAGGTGTTTTATCGGCGGCTTCGCCCCAGACCTGTGCTTCGATATGCTTATCCTGCTGCTTGTTGTTGACCTTGTGGATACTCTGCACAAAGGGAATGCAGAAGTTGAGCTTGCCACTCTGAATGGTGGTCTCCTTGATCTGACCGAAGCTGGTCTTCACGCCGGTGTAGCCGGTAGGGATGATGTGGAACGAGCAGACAGCCAGCACCAGAACGATGATCACTGCGAACAAAGGAAAAATCTTCTTCATAATCATATACCTCTTTATAATAATGTAAGCAGAGCCGAAGCCCTGCGGTGTGTGTGTCGGTCACTTAGCCCTGCGGCTCCTCGGTGTGACCGGTGTCTTCGGTGTCCACAGCTTCCGCCTGCGGCTCATAGACCGCATCGTACCACTTGTTATAGACATCATCGGTGGTGTTGGTACCGGTCTTTGCCTTTACATAACCGTTTGCCAAAGGGGTTGCCTGCAGGTTCAGGGTGTCCGTCTTGACTTCCTTGCTGTCCTCATTGGTCTCACCCTCGATGGACGGACGGCTTGCCACACAGTTGTACAGCACATGACGGATGTGGCGCTGGTCACCATCGAACTCGAACAGGAACGCAAAATGCTCCAGTTCCACATTGGCATTCTCAGCAAGCACGCCGTTGCCGTCCAGCTCCTCGTGCATGATGTCCGTAAGGAAGCTCTCCGGAATCAGTGCGATCTCCAGATCACCCTCGTAGCCGGAGTTGTTATTCACGACATAGTAAGCGATATTGTCCGCATAGAACGGCTCGATCTCGCCATTGGCATCCATAGAAAGACTGACTGCACCGGGGATGCGGACCGGCTTTGCGTAAGTGACGCTGCCATCTTCGTCAAAGGTTGCCTTGGCATAATGGCAGTTTTTCAGGCCAAATTTGACCTTATTGCTTTTCTTCGACATAGTGTTCCTCCCATAAAAATATCCTGCATGAGCATCACACGGTCAGCTCATACAGGACTTCATACATCTTTTCGGTTTCGATCCAGACCTCACTTTTCTCATAGTAGAGTTCATGCTCGGTCAGGACTTCTTCAATATTTGCTTCCATATCCGGGTCTTTGTAATCGGTGTAGACCTCAATGTCCAGCCGGTTGAAATGGTGGTACACAAGGTTATCCGCACCAAAGTTCTCAGCCCTGGGATACAGAAAGCAGATAAACGGTGGATCAGGACTCTCCCCTTCTGCGAAATGGTCATACGCATAAGGAAGCCCCATCTCCTCCACCAGAGCTTTTACTTCTTCGTGGGTCATTGGTTTCTCCTATTTCAGCGCCTTTTCGATGAGGGACTGGAGCTGCTCGATGCCGGCCTGTTCTGCTGGAGCGATATGCGGTCTTCCTGCCACCCGTCCGCCACCGCGCTTGGCATGACCTTTTTCCAGCAGATGTGCCAGCTGGTAGCGGTTCTTGGAATGCACTACCATCTGAAGGCTCTGGCTGGATTCGGACTGCTTGGTCGCCATCCAGCTTCCTTTGTACGCGCCCGTCCGGGATGGTGCATTGGCCGAGATCTGGTCTTTGACCGTTTTCGCAGATTTGCGGACTGCCTTCTTGACCTCCGTGGAGGCAAGGGTCGCATACTCTTTCAGTCCTTCGTTGATGGCGTCTGCCATCTCATCAATGCTGACGGTTCTGCTCATCCGGCTGCCTCCTTTCCAGTCTGCAATGAATCTTCAGAATCTTCTTCTGATAGTTCATCGGGTCAACGGATTCGATATTGTAGAGCTGCTCCCGGAAGCGGATGCGGAAACCCGTTGATGTGAGATTTCTGGTCTCACTGCACCAGCGCACCGTAAACACCACGCTCTTCTGTTCGGCTGTGACCTCACCCTCTTCTTCCTGCGCCTGATAGGTCGAAGCGTAGGCAAAGCAGGTGAAATATTCCTCCCATGTGTTCCGATGGTTTCCGACCTTATCGGTCACAACCGTGCTTTTCTCGATCGTGATCCGCTCATTCAGTTTCTCGATCATCAGAACACCCCCTCCCTCACAGCAAACAGAATGGAACGAAGCGTCAGCATCAGCTGGTGATGATCAGCTTCGTCCCGGTGCTCATAGAGATACCCCAGTGCATACAGAATCGCTACACGGCAGGTGCTTCGCAGGGCTTCCAGTTCCCTTGTGGGCTGTATCCCATTTTCGGCATCCCGGTCAGCGGCATTGACTGCCTCCCACTGGTCTTCCGATAAACGTCCCACATCCTTGCACATCTGCTCCGCAGAAGATAAAAGGATGCCGATCAGGGCATCCTCATCACTGCTGTCCACGCGGAGATAGGTCTTCGCTTCGTAAAGCGGGATCAGTGCCATAACCGGCTCCTCCTTTCCAGGCTTTCTTAGCCCTGCGGTGCCATCTGCAGAAGCTGTACGGCTTCCGGCAGGATCAGCTTGCCATCCACACGCTGGGTGGTCAGGAAACCGACCTGATCAGTACGGGCATACAGCTCGTTCAGACGGCGGAAGGTGCGGTTCTGGCGGTCAGCCACCCAGTAGTAGCTGTAATCACCAAAGGCCATGACCTTGCTGCCACCCTTGATCTCCGGCATGAAGGCGGAGGTCTTCAGCGGACGGTTCAGCAGGGTATCAGGCTTGCCGATTTCCAGACCCGGCTTCCAGATATAGTTGCCGTTGTTGTCCTTGATGGTCATCAGCTGCAGCACCAGGGCTTCGTTGCAGAGGAACTGTGCCTTCTTGCGGTACGGAGCCTTCAGTGCGTAGTAGAGCTTGAAGATCTCATCAAAGGACACAGCATCCTTCTGGGCAGCGGTCACACCGACCTTGGCACCGCCGGTCTCTGCCAGCAGGCCCAGAGGCTTGCCCACACCGTCGCCGGTGATAAATGCACGCTCCTCTGCGTTGCCCATACGCACACCGAAACGGCGGGCAATATAGGTGGCAAGGTCGAATGCAGAGTCGTTCAGCAGCTCGTTGGAGATCTTGATCATAGTGCCCAGCTTGTAAGCAGACAGCATGGTCTGACCGAAGGTGGTGTCGCTCTCCGGGATCTCCTCGCCCTCATCGATCCAGCTTGCCTCGCCGGTATCCTCTGCGATAGGAATCTTACGGGTACCGGAGCTGGTGCGGATGACGGTCGCCATACCACGGAAGATGTTGTTCTCCTCCAGTGCCTCTACCAGCTTCTTCTCAAACTCATCGGGAACGGTAAAGCCGCCCTCGGTGTCCTCACCCACAGACAGGGCATTGCGGACCTCGCCGTAATGGCCGCGGTTGCGGATCATGTTCCAGAAGTTCTCAGCGTACTCGGCAGTGGCGGTCGGCTTGACATCCTTCTTGGCACCGTTCTTCGGGTCCGCATGGACAGGGCTGGAAGTCGGTGCGGACAGCTGTGCCTCGATCTGTGCCTGCTGCTCCAGACGCTCGATCTCCGCACCCAGGTCCTTGACCTCCTGTGCCATCTTGTTGTACTGCTCCACGGCATCAGCCTTTACCAGACCATTCTCGCCGCGGTTCTTCTCCAGAAAGTCCTTGGTCTGCTCCCAGAGAGTGTTGCGCTTGGTGCGCAGTTCCAGAATCTTACTCATAGTGTTTGTCCTCCATAAATTGATTTGTGGTGATATGAAAAACAGCCTGAATGCACATCACTTCATGCACTCAAGCTGCTTCATCAGGATATTGTAGGGGATGCTGCCATCCTCAGTCTTGCCGTCCATGTCAAGGACAGGCCCCGGATTAGCAGGCGGTTCTACCTGAGGGGTCGGCTCGGCGGACGGTTTCGGGTCAGCAGGCGGCTCCTTCGGCTCAGTGTGTTTCTGGCCCACATCTTCCGGTTTCACACCCAGACGGTTCAGGACGATTAGATCCATCTGACGGCTGGAGAAAAGGTGCCCTGCCGTGTCCTTCTGGAACGGCTTCTCTTCTCCGCCCTCGCCCGGTTCACTGTCGGGGGCTTCTTCCGGATTCTCCGGGTCTGCCGGGTCACTGTCCGGCTCCTCCTCTTTCTTTGCAAAGAGGATCTCGTCTGCAAAGCCCAGCTCCACCGCCTTCTTCGCATTCATCCAAGTTTCATTGCTCATAAGGTTGGCGATGCGAGCATGGCTGAGTCCGCTCTTTGCAGCGTAGGCATTGATAATGCTCTCCTTGACCTCGGTCAGCACCTCGATGGCTTTCTCCATGTCCTTAGTATTGCCCATCGCTACCGTGCTGGGGTCATGGATCATCAGCATGGCAACGGGACTCATCTGGACAATGTCACCGGCCATTGCCACAACGGATGCAGCAGATGCCGCAATCGCATCGATCTTGACCGTGATGCTGCCCTTGTAATCCTTAAGCATGGTATAGATCTCAGCAGCGGCGAACACATTTCCGCCCGGAGAGTTGATCCAGACGGCCACATCCCCCTCACCGGATTCCAGCTCATCCCGGAACATCTGTGGCGTGATCTCATCGCCCCAGAACGATTCCTCATCGATGGGGCCTTCCAGCCGGAGGATTCTGGTATCGTCACTGTTTTTGATCCAGTTCCAGAATTTCTTCATCGGGTTCTCCTTCTTTCATTTTTCCGTGGCTTACTCTCACTCAGCCGGTTATCGCTTTCAGGTTCTTCTTCCGGGTCGGGCTGTGTTTCTTTCGGCTGATTCTGCTGGACGGCGGCAGCTTTATTCTGCTGTGCCACTCCTGCATCTTTCAGCTTTACATAGCCGCCGTTCAGGTAGTAGTCATCTCCGCCCTCCTCTGCCGGGATGAGATCCATGTTCTCCAGCCGATGCACATCATTCGGGGAGAGGAACCCATTGCTGATGCCGGTCGCATAACCGTTCATCCGGCTCTGATAGTCGCCACGGAGCAGACCGTCCACATTGAACTTCGGGAAGTAGGTGTCCTGCTCCTCTTCCAGCAGCAGATCCTTGATGATGCCCTGCTCGATGCGGACAAGCCACGGAGTCAGGGAGTGCATCACGAAGTTCAGTGACTGGTATTCAATGTTGGAGAAGGTCGCTCTGGACAAGTCCGCCACCAGATGCGGAGGCACACGGAAGATACGGCAGATCTCCGTCACGGAAAACTGCTTCGTTTCCAAAAACTGGCTGTCCTCCGGCGGCAGGGAGATTGGTTTGTAGGATAGGCCCTCTTCCAGCACAGCCACACGATGTGCATTGGAAGCACCACCGTAAGCCGCTTCCCAGCTGTCCCGGATACGGTTCGGGTCTTTCACAACGCCGGGATGCTCCAGCACACCGCTAGGCTGTGCACCATTCTTGAAGAAGGACGAGCCGTACTTGTCCACCGCAATGGATGTGCCGAGGCTGTTCTTCATCATGGCAATCGGTGAGAAACCAATCAGACCATTAAAGCCAAGCCCCGGCACATGGAAGATCTCGTCCCGGCGGAAGTAGATGTCTTTATTCTGCTCTCCCGGAACTTCATCCGTGTATGCGTGGTAGATATAGTAAAGCTCGCCACTCTCATCTCGATCCACTTCGACATTCTCCGGCAAAAGCGGATACAGACCCAGCACCGTGTTCTTGCCATCCCGAACAATCTGTGCATAGGCGTTGCCCCAGAGGAGCAGGTGGGTCATCAGTGTCTCCCAGAAGACAAAGGATGTCATCTCCGGGTTGGGCTGCCGATACAGAATCTTGTACAGCGGATGATCCCGTGCCTTTTCCTTGTTGCCGTTATCGTCCGTCACACGGTAGAGATGCAGCGGCAGTGCTGCAATGGACTCTGCCAGCAGACGGACACAGGCATATACGGTCGGGATCTGCATGGCGGCTTTTTCATCCACCTGCTCCCCGGCATTGGAACGACCAAACACAAAGGTCTGCCCGGAATCGCGGACGTTATCCGTGACCTGCGGCAGACCTTCTTTTGGCTGTTCTGTTTTGGGAGAATCCCTTGGGTTCTCAAACCCCATCCATTCCCAGAATCCCATTAAGCCTTATCCTCCTTCTCCAGCTCCGGCAGACCGGCAAGGCTGGTACCGAGGGATGCAACGCCTGCCACGATAGCTGCACTGCCAACTGCCATCCAGTCCACAGTACCACCGGGCATCTGGGTCACGATCAGAGCTGCGCCGGTCTGGAACATCGTCTTTGCAGCACGGATACCGGCTGCCTTCCACCATTCTGCACTCATCAGATACTTCATAGAAACCTCCCTTTCTTTCCCGATTCTTTCCTGCTTTCTTTCTCGTCTTAATGTGGAAAGAAAGAAGTGAAAGAAAAACTAAAAAACGATCATGTCACGTTCGTCGTAGACGCTTCCCTGCTGCTGTCCTTCGTTTCGGATGCAGCGGTCCAGTGCCATGATCGCAGCGACGATACCATCGATCTTCTCCGGCGACTTCGCCTTTGTCGGCTTGATGTTGCCCGCCGGGTCGGTATCCACGACCACATTGCCGGCCATCCATGCCATGACCGGGTTGCCGCCGTGGATAATTCTGCCTTCCATCAGGAGCTTGTAGAACTCCTTGGTAGGCGGGCTCATATCTTTGAAGCCCTGACCAAAAGGCACGACCGTAAATCCCATCCCCTCAAGGTTCTGGGTCATCTGCACGGCTCCCCATCGGTCAAAGGCAATCTCTAAAATGTGATAGGTCTTGCCCAGTTCCTCGATGACCTTTTCGATAAAACCGTAGTGGATGACATTGCCCTCGGTCGCCATCAGGTAGCCCTGCTGGTACCAGACATCATACGGAACGGATGCCCTGCGCACACGCTGGGGGATCGTATTATCCGGTATCCAGAAGAACGGAAGCATGATGTATTTTTCTTCCGAGGTTCTGGGCGGGAACATCAGCACAAAAGCAGTGATGTCTCCGGTGCTGGACAAGTCCAGTCCTCCATAACAGTCACGGCCTTTGAGAGTTTCCATATCGATAAGCTGGTTGCCGAGGTCATAGATGTGTTCTGGGATGAACCGGGTCAGCGAGGACACCCACATATTCAGACGGAGCTGCTTGAACACATTCTCCTCTGCCGGATTGTCCGGTGCCTCCTGATACGCATCCCGAACACGCTGGATCTGAATGGTCTGGCCGAGAGAGGGATTGGCTTTATACCAGTTCGCTTCGTCGTGCCAGTCATCTTCATCCGTTAGTCCGTAGACCACGGGGTAAAAGGTGTGGTCAATCTTACGTCCAGCCAACAAGTCAAGTGCCTTCATGTGGAGTTCGTAACAGATGCTCTCCTTGTCCGTGCCGGCCGTGGTGATCAGGAAGAACAACGGCTGCTCACGGGCATCACCGGAGCCTTTGGTAAGGACATCATAGAGCTTTCGGTTGGGCTGGGCATGAACCTCATCCAGCACCAGACCCGACACATTCAAGCCGTGCTTCGTGCCGACTTCGGCAGACAGGACTTGGTAAAATCCTACATTGCCGTAATTCACGATACGCTTCGTTGCCGCCATAATCTTGCACCGCTTCAAGAGTGCCGGTGTCATCTGCACCATCTGGTGCGCGACATCAAAGACGATGGATGCCTGCTGGCGGTCGGCGGCAGCACCATAGACTTCGGCAGAGGGTTCGTTATCGGCAAAGAGCAGATACAGAGCCACCGCAGCGGCAAGTTCGGACTTGCCGTTCTTCTTACCGATTTCGACATAAGCCGTGCGAAACTGACGGTTTCCTCTCTCGTCCACGATGCCGAACACATCCCGGATGATCTGTTCCTGCCACGGAAGCAGCCAGAACCGTTTTCCCGCCCACTTGCCTTTAGTGTGTCGGAGGTTCTCAATAAAGGTCACTGCCCGGTCTGCTTTTGCGGCATCGTAGTGGCAGGTTGAAAGCATGAACCGGCTTGGCTTATAGTCCTTCAGTTTCGGATAGTTTTTTGGTCTGCACTCTGCCATCAGCTTCCACCTCCTCCCAGCAGATTCTCCATCTCATCGGCTGCATCCGCAGGACCACCGTCCGAAGCAATGATCCGGCTTCGGGAGGACGGGGTCAGACCGAACTGCTCTGCAAACTTGTTCATGATCTTCAGATAGGTCTGTGCAATGGACACCTGCGGCACTTGCTGCCAGTAGCCGGACGGGGTCTTGACGATGGTGCCGTGCTGGGTGATGAACTCCTCAGCCTCTTTCCATCGGGCATAGGCCTGACAGTAACCGGCAAAGGCCGCCATATCCACTTCGGTCAGGATGCCGATGGCTTCCATCTGCTTTGCAAGTCTGCGCCACTCTTTCTTTGCTTCCGGCTCCAGCCACTTCGGACAGGCCGGCGCTTTCTTATTGGGCTTCGGTTCGCTGGTATTCAGCGGATGCTTGCCCGGATTGCCTTCCAGCTCCTTCATGGCGGTCGGCTTTGGTTTTCTGCCTCTGGTAGCCATTGGCATCTCCTCCCTTCTGCAAAAATGGGTAAAGAAAAAGGACCTCCGAAGAAGTCCTTGAAATCTATATAAAACACATCGGATACGAGGCACAGCCCCTTTACGGGGCGTGTACCCTTTGGGTGCTGTTAGGTGTTGGGGTTGGCTTCCTTCCAAGCCTCGTACTCATCGACCAGCTCCGCTTCCTCGATGACCTGCCAGACGCTGCAGAAGCGGCTTCTTTGCTGCTCGATCTCCGCTTCCGTCCAGTCTTCCGGCTTGCGGCTCATGTCGTGGTAGGCATCCATCTCCGCCTTCGTCCGGAAGAATAGGATCTGCTTCAGCTTCAGCGTTTCCTCGTTGTTCCGCAGGCTGTACCGCTTATCCTCTGCCGCCCTGCAAAGGCTTCCGAGGTCGTTGCAGCCAAGGGTCATGTCCTGCTTGAAGGCGATCTCGATGCCGATCAGCTTCTTCTCGGTGTCGGCTTCCTGAATGTTCTTAAGGTAGGTTTTTGCTTTGTTCGTCATGGTCTGTATCCTCCGTATGTTTTGTTTTCCGTAGGGCTTTTCCCTTCGTTGTGACTGTATATTACCGTCACTGCCGGATACTATCAAGCGGCTATACTGCACGATCATACACACCTCTTTTTGTCGGATTTATGTGTATTTACACGCCGGAAGAATCCGCCACTACGAGCAAAAGCTCCCGAAGGAGCCCTGCCCATTTCTTAGTGTGCGTTTTTAATGCACCACTCGATTGCGTGTCCGGCATCCGTGTAGGTCTCATCGGAAATCTTCAGAAGCTCCAGCCGGCACTCAATCGGTGACCAGCCTTCCTCTGGGTCTTCCACAAATCCGTATACCGCTCCCTCCAGCATGCCGTTCCAGTTCATCTGGGCTACCAGAACCCGGTCACCGAACTGCATGATGCTGTCGTAGCAAGGTCTGAGTCGGTCATAGAAACTCTCGATGCTGATGTTGTTTTCCGGGAAGTCGATCAAATGCATTTTCATGGTAAAATCCTCCGTGTTTTCGTTATTCCTTGGGGCTTTCCCCTTTCGGTATGTGCATATTACCGTCAGGTGCAAAGGATAGCAAGCGGCTAAAGTACACGATCTTCTGCCCGGAATACCAAGCAGAATGTACATCACTCTGCATCCTGCTCCATGAGTTCCACAATGGTATCGTAGAAGAACTGCGGGTCATATGCCAGCGGCTCCCGTCCGGCTTCCTTGTCCATCCTGATCTGGTCTTCCACCATATCCTCGGCATCCTCCAGCGTGAAGGCATCCTTATCGCTGTCATCCATGTGGTTGTAGATTTCCACGATGGTATCCATCATCCGTTCTTCCATGTGCTTTTCCCTCCTGGCGCATCCACGCCGCCACATCTGCCCCTGTCTGGGGCGTTACCGGTTCATCCGGATTGTTTTGCCACCCGTGGCACAAGCCCCTGTGTGGGGCTGTGTCGGGGGCTGCCGGTTTATCTGTTCATCCGTCCCAGCAGGTAGGCTTCCTCCATTGCTTTCTGGATGCCCCAGACCGGAACCTCGATGAAGTCCTCGCTGTCATTGTCGCGGACTTCGAGGTCTCCCCGGCTGTCTACCGCTGCCATCAGGCGCTTGGCGATCTCCAGCAGGGCTTTTTCCTCTTCCTTGGTGATGTTCTTCTTCATGGTGGTTTCCTCCGTTTTTCTTGGTTTTCCGTTTCGGTATGTGCATATTACCGTCACTTCCACACACTATCAAGCGGCTATACTACACAAAGATGGGAAATCAGAACTGTGAGTATTACGGTAGAAGAAAAGGGCTGCCGTTTTTCGGCAAGCCCCATGTGTTTCTCTGGCTTAGTAGTCTTCTTCGTCCTCGTAATCTTCCTCGTCGTAGTCCTCTTCGTCCCAGCCGTCTTCCTCTTCTTCCATCCAGCTGTCATCCCGGTCTTCTTGCTCATCCTTGAAGTCCCACATGTCTTTGGTCGGCTGGTTTCGGAGGTCTGGGTTCTGTTCGATGTAGTCGGCGACCGCTCCCTCAAGGGTATCCAGCACCTTTTCGTAAGCATCCTCGCTGAAGATTTCCCAAAGGGCAACCGTCAGGTCTGCGATTTCGTGGTTGCCTTTTGCAATCAGGAATCGGGCCGGCGGGTTGCAGGTTTCCTTGCCGTAGGCAATGTTCACCATGTCGCCGTCGTTGCAGAATCGGTATCCGATTCGGTTGATGGCTCTGACCAGTTCTCCGGCGAGGCTTTCTGCCTTGCCCATGTCCGGCACCAGTTCCTTAAAAAGTTTGCTCAGTCGCTCTTCGTTCTTCGTCATTGTCGTATCCTCCGTTTTTGTTGTTTTCCCCTTTCGGTGACTGTATATTACCGTCACCTCGGAGCACTATCAAGTGGCTATACTACACGATCATTCGGCCCTGTAATTGTCATATTCATGTGCTTTTCATGCCAGCTTTCGGAAGACAGACACGAGCAAAAGGCTGGTCGATTCCAGCCCCTTGCGCCTGTCGGTCTTGCCCTTATCGGATAATTTCGAGGTAGCTGATGTTGCCCCAGCAATCCGTACCCTTGAAGCGGATGCGCTTTTCGTTCTCCCTGTCGAGGGTGAATTTCCGCAGGAGCTTCATCTTCTGGATACGGTTCAGAAGGTCCTTGCCGTTCTTCGCATCCTCAACGGCATCCCTGATCTCGACCACCGCACTGTCGCTTCCGTACCAAAGGTTGCTGAGTGCCTCCGGAATTCCGTTTGCAAGGTAAAGGTTGATTTTTGTGTAGGTCATGTTTTTGTTCTCCTCTCAGAATGTCATCGTTTCCAGAATCTCATCCATGCCTGTCTCCCAGTCATGGCGGCTAAGTTCAATTTTGCTGTACATCTCTGCGCTGTCCGGCTCATCGAAAAGCCGGAAGCATTCTCTTGCCAGCTCCTCGCTAGTGTGCTGCTGGATTTCATCCGGCTGTCCATCCAGCCGTGTAAAGGTGATCTCGTAAGTGTAGCGTTCCATGTTCTTTGCCCCTTTCGTTTTGGTAGCTGTATATTACCGTCACTGCCGGATACTATCAAGCGGCTAAAGTACACGATCATCTGCGCCCTGATCTGGTGGATTTATGTGTTTATCCGGGGAGGTTTCCCTCCCCGTTTTCTTAGCTGAACATCTCTGCCGTGTCATCGTCAATCCAAAGGTGCATGCCATCTGCTTCCATGATCGCGTGGTCTTCATGAACCTCGGTGATGATTCCTTCCCGGCTTCCGCTACCATCGAATTCGTTCCAGTGCCATGTTGTCTTTCTTCCTTTTTTCCATGTTCTCCAATCAGCCATTCTGCTGTCCTCCTTTGCTTTTTGTAGCTGTATATTACCGTCACTGCCCTGTGATAGCAAGGCCATAAAACCTCATATTATCAACGATCTTCGTCCCTCATGTTTGGTACATATATGACCCCTGATTGACTTGCTATATATGTGTTTCTGCGGCATTATACACACAACGAAAGCAAAGAAAACCAAACCAAAAACGGAGGACAAAAACCATGAAAAAGACCATTACAGAAGTTGAAACCGCAATCGAAAACCGCATCGCAGAGCTTGAAGAAGAATACGAGCTGGACATTTACGACCGCAACGACATTCGGGAAGAAGAATACCAGAAAGCCGGATGGCGGCACGACCCTTTCCCAGAGGAGCTTGAGGAAAAGGACGAAGAAGAGGAAGAGGATTGGCACTACCACAGCATGGAGGAACGACTGAACGAGGTCGGCATGAGCATGAGGGATTTCTTCTAAGGAATCCCAAGAGGCTCCCCAGCAGAGGCTGGGGCTCTGCCTCGTATCCCCCGTTTTGGTTTGGTATGATACACAAAACCGCTGCCAGATGTTTGTGTACATTATGGCGGCGGTTTTCCTTGCTATCGTTGCTTTCCAGAGGTAATATACAGTAAACTGGAAGGGGGTTCTCATTCTTTTGAGGCCCCCATTTTCCGTCTAATCGGCTTCGCCCTGTATTGCCTGATGCATCACCCTGCGGTTATGCGCTCTGGCTTTCTTTTTCAGATCCCTTTTCCATCTGCGGATGGTCACCGCCTTGCAGTGGTTTCTCGACCATTCGTATTCATCCAGAACGTATCTGCCGCCGTGTTCCCTCTCGCCATAAGCCGGCATCTTTCTGTGTCCCATAGGCTCCTCCTGTTAAACTAAGCCCTCCCGGTCTTTTCTGGCCGAGAGGGTATTTTTCTGATTGTGGTATCTTATTCCGGTTTCGTGCCGTCATCCATCCGGATGATACTCATCTGCCCGAACATGCTGACGAATGCTTCCGGCACCCAGAAGCGTTCCGTATATTTGCGGATGAGGTCTTCCGGCAGCTCTGCGAAATCCTCCTCGCCCAATCCGCAAATGAAGAAGTTTCCCTTGATGGGCTGCTTCAGCTCTGGGATGTATCTGCTGAACGGCTTCTCAGTGAACAGCCCGTTGTCGTCCGTTACCAATGCGACTGCATCGGCTTCCCACGGGTAGGTTGCCGTAATGCAGTCGCATTCGAGGATGCGGTAGAATTCATCCAGCGAATCCTCGATGTCGACCACCTGCGGATGCTCCATAGGCTTGATCAGAAGGACTTTCATTCGACCCACCCCGCTTTCACGATTCCGTATCCATGCATTCTTTCAGCGCACTTTCGAGGATGTGCATCGGGAACTTGAATGTCTTGTAGCCGTCATGCAGAACTTTGTAGTAATGCAGACTCGGTGCGCGCCGACCGAAGTCGTTTTCCATAATGTAGACCATTGCGGTCACCATCTCCGGCTCTGCGCCCTCACGGAGCAGTTCGATGTTCAGTTCTTCCTTGCGGTAGTAGGTCGGGTAGCCCTCGTAGGTGTCGAGGTTCTTTTCATCCCTCTCGGAAATCTCCCACACCAGAACCGGGGTGTTCTTCTTCGGATTCGGTGCAATGGTGGCGCAGCCCCGGAACAAAAGCTCCCAGCCGGCCAGCACCGCCTGTCCTGCGATTCTGGCATCCGGACACCGGTGTGCCATCTGCTCCACCGACAGGTTGCTGCCGTAGGCAATGTAGTATTTCTTGTTTTTCATTATTTCTTCGCGCTCCTTTCGTTTTCGCCCTTGTAAGGTGGTATGGTATATATGCCTCTGTTCGGCTTAATTATCAAGGTCGATGAGCATCATATACTGCACAATGTTTTCTACCTGTGATCGTGTACTTTTACATTGGCGGCAGTTCACACGCCGTTACTTCGACTCCCTGGAAATCTTCGGTTCCCAGTTCGATTTGGCTGTCCTGCCACCAATCCTCCGCAACACGCTCGGCTTCCTGAACGGTCGGCTCTTTCATTTCGGATTCATACACGGTGATGGTTCTCTGGTAGGTTTCGGTAATGGTCACCTTGAACGCTCTGCCATTCGGCTGGTTCTTTGTCTTGCTGGTATTGTTCATAGCTTTCGCTCCCTTCCTCTACCACCTAAAGGGCGGTTGTCCGCCCATAAGGTTCTTTCAGTTTGCGTAAGGCTTACCGCCATGCGCTGTTCCCTTCCATGTTGTTCAGGTAGTATTCTCTGGCAGTCTTGAATTCGTCACCGATGAAGCCAAGCCTCAGCATCCAGCACCGCATTGCGTACTTTTCGTTCTCGGTCTGCTGGGGTTTAGGGCTTGCTGTTCTGACCATCTTGGCAAGCTGGTTGATGGCAAGGCAAAGCTGGATGAATGACTTGACCTGTCCAGCATGCATTCCGTTCTGCTTGCCATCGTGAGGGCAGTCGAATTGAAAAAGCCGAAATTCGATGGTGTGGTGTCCGTGGAAGAAGCTGTGCAGGTTGCAAACTCGATATCGTGACGAATTGTAGTGGGTGTACCGATTCCCGTCCGCATTCTGTGTCTGATACCAGAGGTCTTCAAGCTCCTCCATCGTTCTGGGCTTCTTTCGATTGACCCCTTCCAGAAACTTGGGGTCAACCGTTCGGCAGTAACGGTTCATTCGGTTGCGGTCAATTCGGATTGCTTTTGCCAGCTGGCTTTCATGGGCCGCCATGATGTTCACGAGGTTTCGGATGGTCTGCGGTGTGTGTCCCTCCCCGCTGATATGAACATGAACTCCCGCCATTCTGGTGTAATCACTTTTCATTCCGGCTTTCCGCAGTGCTCTTACAACCCCCTGCAGAAGTTCCATGTCCTCGTAATGAAGAATGGGGCTGACCATTTCACATTTCTGGCTTTCCGGGCCGGTAATGCTGACATCCTTCTGAAACTTCCACTCCCTGCCCTGCGCATCCCACGCACTCCACGCATCGTAGCCGTTGCGTCCTGCAGTGTATTCGTAGCGGTCGGTCTCAAAATACCGTGCCGCCGTTCTGGCAGCTTTCTCTCTCGTGATATTGTTACCCTCGATTTCAATACCGAATGTAGGCTTCTTCATGGCTTCAATCTGCTCTCTTGTTTTATCATTCATGGTATGTTCTCCTTTGGCTTTCTTCCCTTTCGGTGTGTGTATATTACCGTCAGGAACGGACTAATTCAAGGCCATAAAAGAACATATAGTCGACAAATATACAGTAGAAAAATCGTGTACATTTCTGCGATTTATCCGCTTGATAATGTACATTTGAAGAGTTAATATCGGTACAATGGAAGAAGGTCTCGCATATTTCCGGCCCCCATTGGGGGGCTTGGGAGCTTACGCTCCCGCCTCCAGCATCTGCGCCGTGTCTGCCTCACAGTCGGGCTGTGTTGGCTCGGCATTTGCCGATGCGACCGTTACCCCAGAGGGGAAACCGCCCTCCTGTGCCGCCTGTTTCGCGGCCTTGAGTGAATCTCGTTTTGCCTTTTCCCTTGCGAGGAACTTCTGTGCTTCCTCATCCGTGCGGAAAGCCGCATGCCCGGAAAGATTCTCCATGAGGATCTTGCGAGTTGCTTTGAAATCCGACCCATTCATGCCCAGACGGATGAGCCATGTGCGGAGCGCATATTTTTCATTTTCATCGTTGACATTCTTAGCCTGAATGCGCTTCTGGCTGATGGCCTGCTGGTTCATCAGAACGGCAAGCTGTGCGAAAGCTGTCAGGTGTTCGTGGTCCGGTGCAGTCGGGAAGCCAGTGAAAATGACCTTCTCGGTGGTGATTTTCAAGCCTTCCAATGCCGCGCCATGCTCTGCTTCATAACCATTGACTGCGCTGATGAAGTTCATGGTGGCAAGGGTGCAAGTGTCATCCTTCAGCTTGTCGACCAGCCCCTCTTCCACATGAAAGTGGCCGCCCGTTGCTTTCCCGATAAGATTTCCGCGGCTGTAAAGGAGGTTGACCAGATTACGCAGGGTCACACCGTTGTGCTGACTGACCAGGAAGGAAAGTTCCAAATCCAGAGGAACTTCATCCTGCTGGTCTTCCTCTTCCGTTTGCTCTTCGGTCTCCTGCTCCCCTGTATCCAACTCTTCTTCCGGCTCATCCTCTGCTGTGTCGTCCGGCTCCGGTACTTCCGCAGGTTCATTCTGCTCTGCAAAATCATCTGCTTCGGATTCCTGCTCATCGGGAACTTCCGGTTCTGCTTCAGTCGGCTGTTCCTCTTCCGGTGCCGACTCTGCGTTCTCCGGCTGAACATCCGTGCTCTCGGCGTTGCGAATCAGCCCCTCGTTCAGCAGGCTCGTCAACAGCTCTGCATCCGCATTCTCCGGTTCGACCAGCAGGTTTCCATCCCGGTCGATGGTATAGTCGCCAATATCATAGGCATACAGAGGTGCTTTGGTGTAGTAAGGGTGGATGCCAGTCAGCTCCTCCATGCGTCTTGCGAGGGTCTTGCGCTCGGCTACATTCAGTTCAAATTTCAACATAATTCGTCGCTCCTTTTTTAATTAGTCTTTTGTGCATTCCGATGTTCTTTTCGGTAGCACATATATCCCTCTAAACCGAGCAAATAGCAAGGCCATTTCCCGATATTCTTCATGTTCAACCATTTACACAACACGGTTCAAAAGCTGTTGTGTAAATGGTCCTGATATGTATGCCCACCATATCACTGGGTAGCTGTCTACCTAGTAATATAGCGGGCCAGTTTATTCTTCCAGTCCTGCGCACCATGCGATGCCTGCCAGAACAAAGTACACACATGGAAGTGCGACACCGTTACCCCAGAGTTTGTACTCAGCCGCATCCGAATACGGATCTGCCAGCCATTTCCGGATTTGCTTCTCCGTCTTCGGCTTCTTCGCATGGGTCACGATCTTACGGTGTGTTTCAAACACATCTGCCCAGAATGCCAACTCTTCCTCGGTTGGATTTTCCGTTCCAAGGTCTCTGCACCACCAATCCGGGAATCCTTGAAGTCTGGCACACTCGGTCGGTGTCAGGCGGCGGACGGTGTAGGTCACAGGTGTGGACTGTGCTTCCGGGTTGTCGATGACAAGACGGTCATTGAAAGCGTCCTGCCCATTGAAGCCGCTGGGATGTGCCCCGCTCGCCACGGTACCAGCCACACCCTCGTTCAGATGCGGTGCCGGTGCAATGGTGGTCGGGTCTTTGTAATCCCGTGCCATCAGAGTCGGAGATACATTCTCCTCTACTCGCATAAAGGAGCCAGTGGTCATGGCATACACATCTTCCGGTGCGCAGACTGCATGACGGTCAGTGGCGTCCAGCGTAAAGCAGACATCCTCATTGACCCCATCTCCCTGTGGACCATTCTCGTCCTTGCGGCCGATCATGTTACCCTGCAGGACGAAGGTCTGCATCTGGTCGCTTCGGGTCGCCATGAGTGCGCCAGACTTTCCATGCAGGTCAATCAGCTCATTGCGCTGATTCACATGGAAAGCAGTCACATCTTCCGGCTGTACCACAAAGGTCTGCTGTTTCATTCCCGGCTCTGCTGCCAGTGCCGCTGACTTGTCCCCCAGATCCCGGACTTCATCTCTCTGGTTCTGGGTAAAAGCAACAGGCTCTACCACACAGATGCCGCCCTGATTGCAAGTCGGAGCACCGCCGCTGCGGTCCAGTGTCCGGGAAGTTTCCGCTTCATAGAAACCGCTATGCGGATTGTCGGACATCATGGAATGGCTGGCTTTCGAGCAGACACCATAGCATTTCGGGACGAACAGTGTCTGGTCGTTGTTACAGCCAAGGGTGGCCGATTTTTCTTCCTGCCAGATGACTCCCTTGCCGCCGCCCTCACACCCGGAACGGATCTTCAGCGTGACTGCCGGAGAATTATCTGCACCATCCATGACCAGCGGAACATTGCCACCGCCCGTACCGCATCGGCTGGTCAGCGTTTGAACCTTGCCATCTTCGGAAATCTTCACCCTGCTGTCTGCCGGATGATTTTCCAATGCAATGGCGGCAGGTACGACACCTGCCCGGAGGGTCGGTGACCGTTCTTCCTCATATCCGATGCTTCTGGCATTTGCGGAATGCTCAGTACAGAAACCAGCAGCTTCAAGAATCTCTCCCGGCTTGTTCAGGCCGATTCTTCCTGCACAGCTTGCCGTTCCAATGCCGCTTTCAGAACTGGCGGCAGCTCTTTGCCACGCACGGAAGCTCTCCGGAGAATACCGAGACAGGCCTTCGGACTTAAATAGTACTTTTCCGGCACTTTGACCTGCAAAGTCTGCGACAAGGAACAGACGTTTTCTTCGTTGAGCCAAGCCGAAGTGTTGAGCATCGAGAGTTCTGTATGCCACGCTCCATCCGTCTCCCAGAATAATATCGGCGGTTGCCCACTTTCCCTTTTCAGGCATAGGCAGCGGTGGCGCTTCTGGCTCTTTGACTGCGATGATTTCTTCAAGGACCGACTTAAAGTCCTCACCGGATTTGCTGGAGAACAGTCCGGGAACGTTCTCGACGACAAAATATCGTGGGTTTTCTCCATCGGTTGCTTCCCTCATTTCTTTAATAATCCTGACCGCCTCATAAAACAGACCACTTCGGGTTGTCTTTTCTCCGCCGTGGTCGATATGCTGAACGCCCTCTCTTTTTCCAGCCACAGAAACGGACTGGCAAGGGAAACCACCTGTGATGATATCTACAGGAGGGAGTTCCGCTCCACGAAGACTGGAAATATCTCCGTAGTGGATTACCTGCGGCAGTCGTTTTGTAGTCACACGAATTGGGAATGGTTCAACTTCACAGTTCCAGACCGGCTGGATTCCTGCAAGCAGCCCTCCCAATTCAAAACCCCCGGAACCTGCAAAGAGGCTGCCGAGGGTCAAGGTCTTATTCTGTTCTGTACTCATTCGGCAACCTCCTCTCCGAGCATCTGCTCATTGGCTTTCTGGTAAAAATCTCTGGATACCTCAAATCCATAGCTGTTGCGGCCAAGCTCCCGTGCGGCACGAAGGGTCGAACCGCTGCCAGCACATGGGTCAATAACCACATCGCCGGGGTCAGTGAAAGTTTCGATCAGGCGTTTCAGCACAGAGATTGGTTTCTGAGAGGGATGAATTTTCGGATATTCCTTACTATCCCGTTTCCAGTCAAACCAGTTGAAGATCATGTGGGGCTTGCCGTCCTCACCGAGATTGCGGAACTTGGGGAGCTTGCCCCGGTACAGCACCAGCGCATACTCCGTTGCACCCACAATCTTCATGTTGGCTTTGAGTACCTGTGGACTGTAGTTCTTACAGAACACCAGTGGGATATAATTCTTGAAGCCGTATTTTTCCGCTTCGGTGATCACCTTCGGGATCTGCTGGAACGCACAGAACACAATCATGCATGGCGCGTCCTTTTCACCCGTGCCGGGTTCTTTCTTCAGCAGGCGGTTGCAGAAATGGAAATATTCTGCAATGTTGAAAGTGAAGTCGGTATTGAATGCCGCTTTCCTCGCCTTGCTGCTCTCCCCGTTTTTGTTGTCGCCATCCACATACCAGTCCGGCCGACTGGCGTAGAAGTCCGTACCGATGTTGTACGGAATGTCTGCGATCACCAGCTGTGCCTTGGGGATGTTGTAGGACTTGAAGTTCTGGAAGTTGTCATGGATGAGGACACATTTTACATCAGGCATCGGCATCCACACTTTCCGGCTCAAAGGTCGCCACTTCCTCAAACTTCAGCTTCTGACTGTCACGGATAACATACACATCATCGTAGTGACCCTCCCGGAACTGAATGTAGCGTTTGACTGCAACATCCACGAACTTCGGTTCCACCTCCACACCATAACAGATACGATCGATCTGTTCACAGGCAATCAGGGTCGATGCGCTGCCGAGGAAGCCGTCCAGAACAATGCCGTTGGTCATGGTGGACTGCTTGATCAGATAGGCAATCAGTGGAACAGGCTTGCTGGAGGGGTGGCCGAAACCATCCTCTTTGGAGTTCTTGATGCCCTCAAATTCAAACACATTGGTCTGCTTCTGATCGCCGTACCAGCGATGACGGCCGTCCTTACGCCAGCCAAAGATGATAGGCTCGGAGTTGAACTTCCAGTCGGTACGCATAAAAGGCGCACGAGGCTTCTTCCAAATCAGGCCGGCTCCCACCTTGAAGCCCGCATCCTCGAAAGCATCGTAAAACACACGGGCTTTCATCGTGGCGTAGAATTCATAGATGGAAGCGTCCATCGCCATCGCATTTTTGAAGTTGGCGTAGACCTTCATCAAAAACTCGTAGGCGGACTTGTCATCCAGATCATCATTCTTGATACTGCCGGAAGCATTCTCCAGCTTGACGAAGTAAGGTGCATCGGTACAGACCAGATTAACCTTGGTATCGCCCAGCAGATTTTTATAAACCTCCGGGTCCGTGGAATCTCCGCAGATGGCTGTGTGTTTACCAAGGTGCCAGATATCTCCGGCCTTGGAAAAACACGGCTGTTTCAGTTCAGATTCCACATCGAAATCATCATCTTTCACATCCTTGTCGTGGACACTAGTAAAGAGTTCACTGATTTCCGGTGGCTCAAAACCTGTCTTTCCGAGGTCGAAGTTTGAATCTTCGAGGTCTTTCAGCAGATCAGCCAGCAGGGAATCATCCCATGCACCCGTAATCTTGTTGAGTGCGATGTTCAGGGCTTTCTCCCTGGTCTTGTCGATGTCCACCACCGCGCAAGGCACTTCGGTGTAGCCCAGCTCCATCGCTACGGTCAGTCTCTGGTGACCACCGATGATCGTCATATCGGCATTGACCACCAAAGGATCTGCGAAGCCGAACTCCGTGATGGAGTTCTTGATCTTCTCGTACTCTTTGTCCCCCGGCTTCAGCTTCTTCCGGGGATTGTATGCGGCCGGCTTGAGTACGGACACCGGCAGCATCTTCAATTCAGCAGTCGCTTTCATGTAGATCCTCCCACTTTAGATTCACACGCGCATGACCCCAGAGAACGGCACGAAAAAGGAGCCGAATAAAAAGCCCGACTCCATCTCATCGCCATTTTCCCGCGGCTGTTCGGTCATCTCGCACCATTCCGGGTTTTCTCCGTTCACGGATGCCAGCACCTTATCTTCCGCATCGTCAATCGCATGTACACAGATCCCCCCGGTGTTGAACATCGGGAACACACCGACAATCTTACTCATCCTGCTTTGCCCCCTTTAACCCATATCGAAATTCAAAATAGCATTCCCGGCTGCAAAATCTTCTCTGTCCGTTACATTCGTGGACGGCCTTAAACTCTCTTCCACAGTTCTGGCAGATTGCATTTCGGCCGGTCGCCAGACTTTTGTAGTGTTTTCGCTCGTACTCGTCTTTGCATTCCTTTGAGCAAAAGCGCCGAACACCACCGACTTTCTGCAACACCGGTTTTCCACACACCGGACAGAACTTCCCTTTCGTCATGTTCGGAGGGATCAGGTGACAATTCCCGACTTCCGGCAGCCCAAGTTCTCTGCAATAGTCGATGACCTGTTCTATCGGAAGGCCTGTTTTCTCTGCGATTTCCACGCACTCCACGCCTGCCAGCCGCTGATTCCGCACTTCTTCACGCTCTGCGGAATAGGCCATGCCTTCTATCAGGCAGTCCAGACGAACTCCATGCTTTACCACATCACGCTGTATTGTCAAAGGTTCCATCCGATGCACTCCTTCCTCGATTCGCACAGGCGCGGCTGCAATATTTCCGTTCTAGTCCATACTGTTGTCGGTAGGAAAATTCCCTGCCGCACACCGGGCAGATCTTCGACCGCACGGTCTTCCAGTTCTCCAGTTTCGGATGAGTGTTGTTCCACCGTGACCGGCATTCCGGTGAACAGAACTTCCGTGGTCTGCCTTTATGGTTTGGTACGATTGCCGTACCGCACTGAGGACAGAACGAAAACGCCATGTCCTTGATCATCTCAGCCGTGAAATCTTCCATCTGCCCTCACCCCACTCTCATTTTTCGCCGTTTCTTCGGCGGTTTCTTGGAAAAGTTTCATAATTCATATGAAAAGCGGCGAAGTGGAAATCGGCACCGCCCCGCCAGGTCGGATTGTTGTTGCGGCGGCCGATTCGCACTCGCCCCTGCTCCTCCCGGAACAAGCTAAAATGTGCGAAAGCTCCCTGTTTACGAGAGTTTTCACACACTTTGGTTCATTTCGGGGAAAAAGGAAGGCACCTGAACCGAAGCTCCGATGCCTGTGCATTTTCCTGTTTCATTTTGCGCCGTTAATCCTCTGACCCCCGGCCTACTAATTTTGCGATTTTTCACACGAAAGCCATCGCCGGTCTCCGTGTGACTTCACCATAGAGAAGTGACCCCGGCCCCCGGTGGGCCCTGTCAGTAGGTGTAGGTCGGGTTGATGTCCTCGGTCAGTGTCTTGCGGTCATGACACTCTTTGCAGAGAGCCTGCCAGTTGCTCCGATCCCAGAACAATTTCTGGTCACCACGGTGTGGTTTGATGTGATCCACCACCGTTGCCCGGACGTACTTTCCTCGCTTGGCACACTCCACACACAGCGGATGAGCTTCGAGATACGATTTTCTCGCTTTCTGCCACCGCCTGTTATAACCTCGCCTGGCGGCGGGTCTTGTTGCTTCCGGATGGAGAGGCAGATGCTTCTCACAGTAGAGCCGGCCGGCTTCCACCAGTTCTGGGCAACCGGGATGGTGGCACGGTGTCTTTGGTCTGTACGGCATGGGTCAGTCCTCCCACGGAAGACCAGCCTTGCCGAAGTGACCGTAGGCACTGACCTTGTTGTAGTCCACGTCCAGCAATCCCAGCCGCTTGATGATACCCTGCGGAGTCAGGTCGTAGCTGTCTTTGACATAAGCCTGAATGAACTCCAAGTCCTCACGCTCCGTGCCGAAGCACTCGACCGACACACCCACCGGCTGAACCACACCAATGGCGTAGGCCAGCTGGACTTCGCACTTGTCAGCGTAGCCAGCCTGCACAATGTTCTTGGCAATCTTCCGTGCCATGTATGCTGCGGAGCGGTCCACCTTGGTGGGGTCTTTACCGCTCAGAGCACCACCGCCCATGCGACCGATGCCGCCATAGGTGTCACACGCCAACTTCCGGCCGGTCACACCGCAGTCTGCGTAGCTACCACCCAGCACGAAACGGCCGGTCGGATTCACAAGCTTCGTGAAGTCACCGTTCAGACCATACTCGCAGGCGGCCAGCACCATCATAGATTCGATGATGTGGCGGAAGTCGCTGACCTCCACATCCGGGCTATGCTGCACGGAGCAGAGAAATGTGGTAATGCGACCAGTGTCGTAATCATAGCTGACCTGTGCCTTGGCATCTGCACGGAACATCTTAGTTGGATGATTCTTCAGCAGTTGCAGGAACTTGGTTGCTACCATGTATGGAATCGGCATCTGCTCTGCCGTTTCGTTTGTAGCGTAACCGTACATGATTCCCTGGTCACCGGCACCACCCTTATCCACGCCGAGTGCGATGTCCGGCGACTGTTTGTCCACCAAAACGCCGATGCGAATTCGGTCGCTAAAGTCGAAGCCCATCTTCTCCGCACCAATGTGAGTAATCACATTGTGTACGAGCTGATGGTAGTTCGGCTGATAGTCAGTCGTCATCTCGCCAGCAATAAAGAGCTGGTTCTTCTTCAGCAGGCATTCGATTGCGACACGCGCATTCTTGTCGTGCTTCAGAACATCCGTCACGATGGCGTCTGCAATCTGGTCACAGATTTTATCGGGATGGCCGTTGCTGACCTGTTCACAGGTAATGATCTTGCTCATGGTTCTTGCCCTCCATCTCTTTCCAGCCATTTTCTTTATTGCCACAGTTCTTACAAGTGTAGTAAAGCGTGGAATTGTCGCACTCCTCCATGTGAGGTTGAAGGCGTTTCCCGCACTTGGGACAGTGTCGAATCGGGACGACCGTAGCTCTCAAATCGAAGCCACTCCAATTGGACAACTCATACGGATAAACTACGCGCTTACCCTCTTCCTCCGCTTCTGCCAGACAATAGCAGTTCGGTGTGTCTACACAATCACGCATCACGACATTGTCCTCGTCATCGGTATCCACACACATAACCGTCATGCCATCGGGCAAAGGAATGAGCCGCATCAGCTGGATGTCCTCATATCCGTCTGTATCTGTTCCCAAGAAGTCCTGATTACCGTTTTTCATTGTATATGTCCTCCAGACCAAGTTGTACTTTTACCGCCGTTTCGATATCTGCGACCATTTTTGCATCCTCGCAGGCACACAGCTTTCGCCGCAGCCTCCACTTTGGAATGGCGGTGATCTGTTCTGCCAACACCACAGAGTCCTCATCCAGCAGGTCACTGATGATGCAATGGGTCGGCATATACATCTTCTTTATCTGGCTCGTCATCGGAAGTACCGTCACAACATCCGAGCATCGATTCGCCACATCATTGCTGATAACCAGCACAGGACGGTCACCTTCCTGCACGGAAGTACCGGTGTTCTCTCTCAGGTGTGCGTACCAGATATCCATCCTTTTGGGAGGCTGGATATTCGTCACCGAAGGCAGCGGTTTTCTGTAGATTCGCATCGGCTTATTCTTCCTGCTCATCTCTCGCCCTTTCTGCGGATTCTTTCCACGGCATCTTACCACCGTAGTATCTCTCCGCATAGGCTTTCTGCTCATATGCAGGAAGGCGGTTCATGCGCTCATCATGCTTACGGATAGACTCTTCATGCTGTTCTCTGGTCTTTCGGAACGGGCACGGAGTCTCCGGAGTGTGAGAACATACAGGGTTTGCAAGTGCCCTGCAAAGATGGAGATTTCCAACAAAGGCACATCCTTTACTGTTCTCCTCGCTGACTGCCTTCTGCTTTGCGGTCAGCTTGCGTTCTGCTTGACGAAAATCCATAATCAAATCATCCTTTCCGGGGTTTCCCCACATCGTTTATGTATAAAAAGATGCCATGTGGCTTCATAGAACCGCACAGCACCCTTTTATCACCAAAAGCAGTCACCCAGCGGAGCAAGTCAGCACCAGGCAACCGCAGCAAAAGTAAACAGGCATAAAAAAAGACCGACCGGGTGTTACGCCGGTTGGCCTATCTTTCAGGATCATCGCCTGTTCTTCCTGTTCACTTTTGCATTATAAGTATAACACAGCATTTCGTTTCTGTCCAGTGCCAAAATGGTACAATTTTGTTTCTGTTCAGATTTGTTTTTGATTTTTCATACGCAATATCAAATTCATCTGTTCAAAGTTGCTCGAATATTGAGCAACAACTAATTATTGGGCAACACTCTTGTCACCCCAGCATGATGCGGAGCTTATTGTTTTCCCGTTCTTCAAGAACCCCAGCCATATAAACGATGGCTTTGTCCTTGATTCGGCTGATTGTAGTATGTGACCGGACATGGAGAGCATCTGCGATGGCATCCCAGCCCTGGTCTTCGATCCAGAGCATTCTTGCCACGAGCGATGTTTTCTCATCCATGCCGGATATCGTAGTACTGATGAAATCAACTACGCTTTTCTTTTCGAGATACCGACTTTCAAGCATCAAGAGCTGTTCTTTGTAATACGCCGGCTCATCATTCAACTCTGCCATCAGCCTGTCGTACTCTTTTTCATAGTTGAGAGCGATTCGTGCTGTCGGGTCAGAGATGTTACTGCTCTTCACTCGCTCACAGTCGGTACTGACTCCGGGGTGGCACATCATTTCGATGACTTCTGTTTTCGACAACGACCGGTGCGGAAGACTACCCTTTTCGCCCCTTGCCTTCAAGTCCTCCAACTGATGCTTTGCCGTGCGCATCTCAAACTCCACCTTGCGATAGTTTTCCAGAAGCGTTCTGGCAGCAGCTACAAAATAGCTGTTACAGGCTGCGCGTGTTTCATCGCTCAATTCAAGGGTGATCATTTCGCCATTTGCAGTTTCAAACTCCATCTGATTTCTTGACATATCTTTGTCCTCCCCTATTGGTTTATATTGTCAGTATTCAGTTATCAACTATCTGCCGGACGCTGTTTTGCTCACCCGTAAAGGCGTGCTTTGACGGCTCCAATCAGGTCATCCTGCCGGATTTCCTTCCTGTCGAGAGCTTTCATAACATCTTCATCTACGGTATCTTTCATCAGGATGTGGTGGATCGTTACAACGCTTTTCTGGCCCTGCCGCCACAGACGAGCATTCGTCTGCTGGTAAAGTTCCAGCGACCATGTAACCCCGAACCAAATCAGGATGTGCCCGCCAGACTGGATATTCAGTCCATGCCCTGCGGAAGCCGGGTGAATCAGAGCAACTGAGATTTTCCCATCACACCAGTTCTCCATATCCTTGCTGCTTTTGAGTTCCCTCACCGGAGTATGCTTCTTTTTGAAATACTCAATGATTCGATCCTTATCGTGCTTGAACCAATATGCCACCAGAACGCTCTGCCCATTAGCCAATTCGATTAGTTCGTCCAAGGCTTCCAGTTTTTTGTTGTGGATCTCACGAACCGTGCCGTTCTCATCGTAGACAGCTCCGTTCGCCATCTGGTGGAGCTTCCCGGACAATGCTCCTGCGTTTGCTGCTTCCACATCTCCGTCTACCATTGGCAAAATCAGGTCTGCTTTCATCTGGTCATAGAGTTTGCGTTCTCGTTCATCCATCTGGATCTCGACCTTGTTGTAAATGCACTCTGGCATATCAAGGTAATCCAGAGCCTTCATGGAGATGCAAATATCTGAGATTCGGTCGTATATCAGTTTATCTGCGCCCTTCCGCAGCTCGTAACTGAATACAACACCCGTATTGGGATTCATGCTTCCGGGTCGGAAGTACGCATAACGGTAATCCGTAATGAACCGTCCCAGCCGTTGTCCCATGTCCAAGATTCCAATTTCTGCCCACAGATCCATGAGACCATTCGGGCTGGGTGTACCGGTAAGCCCTACCACTCGTTTGAACTTCGGGCGAATCGACTTGAGCTTTTTCCACCGGGCGCTTTTGTTATTCTTAAACGAGGACAGTTCATCAATCACGAGCATATCAAAGTCCCATTCGAGCTGATGCTCCTCATAGTACTTCACCAGCCACGGAATGTTTTCACGGTTGATGGTGTAGATGATGGATTTCCGCTCCAAGGCTTTGATTCGCTGCTTCTCCGTTCCGACCATGACGGACACCGTCAAATACTGAAGGTGCTCCCACTTGATCACTTCTGCCGGCCAAGTGTCCCGTGCGCCCCGGAGCGGAGCTACGATCAAGACCTTCTGAATGAGGAACTGCTCCAGTACCAGCTCTTCGATTGCCGTCAAAGTGATAACCGACTTACCGAGTCCCATGTCCAGAAGCAATATTGCAACAGGATGCGTCAGGAGAAAACTCGATGCAAACCTCTGATACTCATGAAGCTGTTCTTTTTTCAACTTCTCACTTTCCATTTCTTACCCTCCATCAGTGGAGTTCTTTATAGCGGGGATATTATCGAAATCCGAAAAAGGATCTCCGTACTTTGCCACAACTGCATCGTACTCCCTGAACTCCACATCACCCATCTGCTTCACCACATCTTCCACTGCTCTCAGGATCGGGATTTTCGCTCCAACACCCTCTGTGCTGTCTCCGGGGCGGTATTCTCGAATCGCATCAATGACCGGACGAATCTGTTCAAAGCGATCTACACAGTAGACTGGAAATCCGAGTTCTTCAAGCTGTATCTTCCGCTTCACTTGCAACGGGCGCATCATCTTGCCCGGAGCTTTCAGCTCACAAAAACCGACGTGACCTCCAGGAAGAAGCACAAGACGATCCGGCACACCGTTCATCGTCTGGGAAGAAAACTTTAACGCCAGACCTCCCTGCTTCTTCACTTCATCACGGAAAGCCTGTTCAACCACATACTCTCTCACTGTCCTCGCCTAATCCTTTCCCTATCCTTCTCAGCCCTTCCGCTTTGCGTGTTTCTCAATGTTGCTCTTCGCGCGCGCGTATATGGGCGAATCGCGTGTTTTACCTGTTTTCTGTATGTCTATCTGTCTATTTTTATATAAATACATAGATAGTAATTATTAAGCAACAGAGCAACAACAGTACAGAAAACACAGTAAAATCAACAACTTTTTGGCGTTGCCGAGAACTGTTGCCCTCGTGTTGTGTTGCTGGACTGTTAAGCAACACCTTTGTTGACACTCGGCACTTTTTCTCGAAAATTACCGATTTTGTTGCCTGTTGCTCGCCCCTCATTTCTGAGCAACGGCAACAGCAACAACCCAAAACAGAGTTATTTTCCGCTCTACATTCCCATCTTCTCCTTTCCTTCACCCGTAACCCAATCAACAAGAGTTGCCCTAGAGCGTCCCTCTGCTCTCCTGCAACACCTGTCAAGTCGGTTCGCTGTGACAGCCCATGACGTTCTCTCATTCTTCGTCACCTGCATCACGGACATAGACATTCACGATGCCGTAGCCCTTGACGCGCTGCTTTTTAGGGCTTCGCTTCCAGCCATCGATACGCTCCATCATAGCGATGATTGAATTGGAGTCCTGACGCCCAATAGAACCACGATCCCGGCCGAAGCACTCGCACCAGATCTCCTGATTGCATACGACCGTACGCTTCACCGTTCCCGGCAGCGTGGACACACCATCGTTGCTGAACTCGGTTCCCTGAATATAGTCCCGACGTTGGAACAGAGTAAGGCTGTCCCAGTTTGCAGGGAGCAGCTTGTCCAGATACTCACGCACCATAGGCTCACGGTCATCCGTCTCCATCGACATCTTCTGCTGATGGATCGCTTCGATACCGATATCACCTTCGAGGTACAGTTTCTCGCCCTGCTCATAGCGATACAGAGCTTCCGCCCAAATCTGCTTAACCTCCTCATCCGAGAGTTCCCACGAGGGGCGGCAACCACGCACACGGTCTTCTTCTTTGAAGCCCGGAGTATTGACAGGCCAGAAACGGCGGTTACCAGTAACATCGCGGAGATAACCGTTTTCCGCATTCGTTGTGCCGATGAAAACACACTGGCGCGGATGCGGCGTGGCACGGCGGCCGAATGCAGCGCGGAAGATGTCATCCTGACGAGATAGAAAGCCTTTCAGGATTTCAGTGTCGGCCTTGCGCAGACCTGCCAGCTCACCGATTTCCATGATCCAGTAGCCCTGCAGTTTTTCGGCAGCAGTCTTATCCTTGGTATCGTTCAGCTGAAGAGAGTCGTTGTACCAGTTTCCGCCCATGCGGCGAATCAGTGTAGACTTGCCACAGCCCTGCTCACCCTTCATGACCAGCATGGAATCGAACTTTATGCCCGGATGCTTAACACGAGCAATAGCAGCCACAAAAGTCTTTCTGGTAACGGCACGGATATAGGGCGTATCTTCTGCGCCCAAAGTAATATACAGAAGCGTGTCCAGCCGTTCGGTACCATCCCATTTGGGCAGCGCATCCAGCCACTGCTTGATAGGATGGTAGGAGCGGTCATCTGCGATTTTGGTAAGACCCGCCTTGAAGTTACGGTCGGAAAAAGTACCATAGTGAGCTTCTAAGTACGCCATAAGCTGCGCATCATCCTGATCGCGCCAGAATTCTTTCTCCGGCCGGCCCCACGGTGCTTTTCCCGTAAATTCAATGTTATCTGCCAAAGCGTTATAGCGAATGCCTTTCAATTCCGGGTCATTGCTCAGGATCAAAAGGAGGTTACGGATGCTGTTCACAAGCTGTCCGGATTTCGAGTAGTCCAGTGCAGTCTTCCACGCATCCGGGTCAGCAGGAGTACCACCGACATTGTTGGCAGATACTGTTGCACCGGCTGTGTTACTGGCGTTACCGCTGTTACCGCTTTTGGGCGGCTTACCACCCATCAGCTTGAAATCCGCTTCCGCTGCGGCTTCACGCATCTGGAGCAGCACCTTTTTCACTTCACCATCTGCGGCCGCGAACTCACACATTGCTTTGTAGGACGGCAGCTTCGTGGTTTCCGTCACCGTGACAGATTCGCCATCCAGATTGCCGAAGCGGTGGACACGGACAGCATCAAAGGAATTCAGCAGCATACCACTTGCCGGGTCGGTAGCATGATGGGAATACATAAACTTGTTCTCATATACCACGACACCAGCAACAGAGTCTGCCGGGATATAGCTGTATCGGTCCGGAGAGGCAGTCGGCTCATACACCTCGTTGAGAAAACTGCCAATAGCAGACGGAATGTCGTATGCCTGACAGAATGCACCGATCAGGTTATTTTTCGTCAGTGGGTCTTTCTGCTTCTGCATCATGTGCTGAACGATCTTCGTCTGCCGGGAAGAAACCGGGTACTCGCTGACATCGTGCCAGTTCTTGTACCTAGCAAGGACGCTGTCCGGATTCAGCAGGTCACCATGCAGTTCCCGGTACACATATACGCCGTCCTTAGAGGTGCTGGGCCAGTACATTAGTCGGTTCGGTTCGTAGGTAGTGTCATCGAACATCTCGATGTCGATTTCCTCAGCCACCTTACGAGCAATTGCTACATATTCCTCTGCCATAACCGAACGCGACAGAGGAATGACCAAACGGAGGCGTGGAGCTTCCGGCTTATGCTTGTGCGTGGAATAGATGATGCCGGCGAAGTCCGTAGTAAAGTCCAGAACATCTTCAATACCAGGCACACCGTAATCGATGTCCAGCGTGATCGCAGAGCGGGACAAAACATCCTGCTTGCCACGATGACCACCTTTCAGCACGGCCATGACCATGCCGCCGACATCCTTGATCTCGCCCTGCTTGGTACGGCTGAAAGTCGCATACTGTGCCATCGTTTCATCGGTGTACACCGTCTTGGCAAGGCGCTCCTTAAGCTGTTTGAATGTGATTTTATACGGTTTCCAATTCTTCTGGTTACGATTTTTGCCTACAGCGATGTCCAGAACGAAATCATCGTGGGGAGACAACTCCACCTCGATTTTAGGATGAGGCTGCCCTGCGGCAGCCGCCTCCTTCTGCATTATCGTGGTGTTGGCCGACTCGACCGGGACTGCGGTGGTCTCCATGCCCATCACAGTATTCTCTTTCTTTTCACTCATATTGTGAGTCCTCCATTACTGGTTCAGGATCTTCCACTGCTTCGGCTCCATCGTAGCGACCTGCCAGCCCACTTCCTCCAGCACCGTTGCACGGTCATAGGACTCGATGTCCTGTGATGCACGAGTGATGGCGTTCGACAGACCATACTTGGAGAGGTCACCACCCTCAATGAGATACTTGAGGATGCTGTTCTGTTCGTCACTGTTCATGCCGTAGTTCTTCGCAGTAAGCTCCACCACATCAGTGACAGCACCCTCGATGGGGATACCTGCCGCTTCTTTCAGCTGGTCAACTGCCGTATGGAAGCGGCTCTCCTCAATGGCTGCAGTCGTTGCGTCACGGAGTTTGAGCAGGAAAGCTTTGTCCTCAGCTTCCATCGTTTCGTCCGAATAAACGGTATAATCGCAATCTTCGATGGCTTTCTGCTGGCGTCCGACATGGTGACGGCGTTCGCCCAGACTATTCAGTATCATGCCATTGGTGCAGACAAGGCGGTACAAAAGAGGGCGCACAGACACGGCTCCCAGTCCGACCTCGGAGTTGGAAATCACCACACCAGCCTGCACAATATCGCCCTTTTTCACCTCTGCTTCCAGACGATGGTTGACGATTTTGATGTGGAGACGGGATTCCGTCACCTCTGTGGACACCACTTCAACATCCGGCAGGCCAGCGAAAAGAGGAAGCGTGGCAGTTGCAATTTCCAGATTGTCCACACGGCGGTAACGCTCCGACAGGAAAGCACGAGCAGTCGGCATGCCGCTGCCGTAATCCATCGTGCGAACCATGTAATTGACTTTACGGTCATAGACGAGGGTATTCACGGTACTGACCAGCAGTTCCGGGTGGGTCTGTGCCAGATAATCATAGAACTTGGTGGGGATGTTCAACGCACTTGCCATCTGATGATGGAACAGCGTATTCGGCGCAAAACGCTCGGTACTGTTTTTGTTGTAGATGCCGATCCAGTCCGCCTCATCGCCCATGAAGATGCTCTGCGCCGGAACAATAAGATCACGCTTTGCCTTCGCTTCTTTTTCGACCTGTTGCATGACCTCAGCGAGTGTACGACCCTGTTTCATAATGTGCTCCTTCCTGCGGACAGTCCGCTTTAAAATAAGTGATAGTTGATTGTCATTGGTTGAGTTCTAACCGGATACGGTTAGAAAGCTGCATAACAACCTCCCCCATTTTCTCCCGGCTCAAGTGTTTCTCATATAAGAGCGAGGACACTGCCTCTGTCTTCTCCAGTAAATCCAGAAGTATATTTCGATGCTGTTCGCGGCGCATTTCTGCGTCCTGCACCATCTGCTCAAGGATTTTTTCATAGTCATCGCCATCTGCCAGATTTACCTCATAGTAGCTGGCAAGATATCGTTTGAGCTCCTCCCCGGCATACTCCCCGGCATACTCTCCGACTGCTTCCAAGGCATCATCCAAAGAGAGAATGACGAGGAGTTGCTGGTCCTTCAGTTCCACGCTGTATGCCATGATGCGCCTCCTGTCAGTCTTTGCGGTACCACTCGCACTCGTAACCATCTGCACGAAGCGGGAGCTTGTCATCGACCCAGTCCGGTGATTCGGCCATCATATCACAGAGTTCCTTGACTGAGGATTTACCATTGGGGACTTCCACGATCATTTCATCGTGAACGTGGGCAACGATGTCAAACCCGGTGGCATCGACACGAAGCATAGCCTCTGCCAGAATATCTCTGGCGATTGCCTGAATGCAGTTCTCAACGAGTTTCGGGCCGTAAGTCATGATACGCTCCCATTTGCGTGTCTTACCGACACCCATGTAGGTCAGTTCCATACGATTGAAGCTGTTCAGCCGTTTTTCTGGCTCGATGTAAGCCAGCTTCCGTCCAGACGGCAGACAGATGAACAGCTTGTGGTCATAGTAACCAATCTTCAAACGGCCAGCTGTCTGCATCTTTCCCGTATCAAGAGCTTTGTTAGCGGCACGGTCAACATCCCACCAGAACTTCGTAATAGCAGGACTGGCGGCGCGCCACTGCTTGATGATATCCGGGAGTTCTTCCTCTTTCAGTCCTTTATCGATAGCTCCCATCGACTTCATTGCACCAACGCCGCCACCATAACCGAGGGCCAGCTCAGCGACCTTTCCGGTCGTTCTCAGCTCACCGTTGATGCCATGCTTCTCAACAGGTACATGGAACATCTGGCTGGCAGAAGCGCAATAGATATCCTTTCCTTCACGGAAAACATCCAACCGCCACTGCTCCCCTGCCATCCATGCAAGAACACGAGCCTCGATCTGGCTGAAGTCTGCCACAATGAACCGGCAGCCCGGTTTCGGAATAAACATGGTACGAATCAACTGAGAGAGCACATCTGGGGTGTTTTCGTAAATCATCTCAAGAACACCGAACTCTCCCATACGAACGAGCGTCCGGGCCTCTGCCAGAGTTTCAATGTGATTCTGCGGCAGGTTTTGAAGCTGCACGAGACGCCCTGCCCAACGACCAGTACGATTGGCACCCATAAACTGAAAACAACCGTGTATCCGGCCATCCTTGCACACGCTCCGTGCTGCTGCTTCATATTTTTTGACTGAGGACTTTGCCATCTTTGCCCGGAGTGCCAAAACCTCGATTGCTTCCGCATTAGAGGAGGCGTTCTTCTCTAGTTCTTTCATGGTCTGCTTGACGGCCTTTTTAGAGAGGCTGTCGATTTCAACGCCCTGCTCCGAGAGCCATCCTTTTAATTGGGATACGCTATTGGGATTGTCACAGCCAGTCAGTTCATAGGCTCTTGCGGTAGCGGTTTCGCTGTGCATCACATCGCAGGCGATTGCCTGCTTTACCAGCTCCATATCTACTAGCACACCACGGTCATTGATACGCTGGTCAAGGCGATACAGCTCCATTTCGTGCGGACTGATTGGATACAACGAGATTTTCTTCTCGATGTCACGTTCTGTCTCAACATCCTGGCAGCAGTAATATTTGAATTTGTCCCATTTTTCCGGTGCATGTTCCGGGAGATTCCAAGTGCGGCCACTGTTCAGTTTGGTAGGTTTGCACGGAACACAAAAGTAGCGGATCAGGTCGTGCCCCTCCTTATCTTTCTGCTCTACTGTTTTCAGGGCTTCTGCACAGCCCTCCAGAGACAGCGGCAGCGACAAGTAACAGGCCTGTACCATTATGCATTTCCAGCCATCTGGCGAGAGCGGCTCTCCCAGATAGACCGACAGACAGGTACGCTCGAACATAGCGTTGTAAGCCACCTTTGTGACGGAAGCATCGCGGATGTACTCAATCATCCAGTCCGGGAGTTTTTCGCCGCGTGCGAGATCAATAATGGTGACCGGCTGGTCATCGAAAGCATAGGCATACAGCAGGATTGCAAAGTCCTTGTCCTCTACGTACCGACGAACACCGCTTTTCGAGATCTCCGCACTCGATTTCGTCTCGATGTCTATGTGTAGAACTTTCGGCTTTTCATCCGGTTTTTTATGTACAGCGTGGAGATCATGTTTGTAATCAGGCATCTCAACCGTCCTCCTATTGAAGTTTTTGTATGTAACTCGGCACAGCAAACTGCCAATGAAACAGCTTGTATGCCGATAAAGATAGTCCGGACAGACACCGATTGTCTAATGCTAATGCCAATACCCATCCGGGCTATATCAGATCTCCGGGTTGTGGCTTACTTAAGCCAGTCCGGAAGCTCTGCGTCTTCCGCCTCCGTGTTCAGGAACTCTGCGGTGGCCTCGATATCAGAGAAATCCTCCTCAGCCGTTGCGATGCCAGCCAGACGCTCACCGTCCGCCTTTTTCATCACATGACGAAGCCACACAGACACGCCTTTCTTACCGTGGTTGTTGTAGGGCTTTACGTTCACAGAAACATAAACATATGCGCCGCTGTACAGTTCAAGCGGATCAAGAAGAGGCTTTTTGTCCATACCGAGGACACCGGGCTTATTCTGGGACTTGATATTGACGTATACACAGTCCTTATAGTTCGGATCTTTCGGGCGTCCAACGTTACCATCATGAATGGGATTGCCAATTTCCTCCGGGATTACACCGCCCCAGAGCTGTTTCTTGCCGATTTCCTTTGCAGCTTCGACAGCTTTATACAGTCTGGTGATCGTCTCTTTATCCGACTTCGGGATGATGAGACAAAGACTGTACATGGGCGGGTCACCCTCACTCATCGCATGCGGTTCAAACACATTCAGGTAACTTGCGCGCCCCTCATAAACCGCTTGGATATACTTCTGTTCTGCCATAGTTGTTTCCTCCTATTGTTTCCTGCGGAGTCCTTAAATTTCGGCAAAATCGTTCTCCGCACTATCGACTTTGCCGCTTGCTGCCGTTCCATCTGGGAGAGTTCCGTCTGGACCAATCTCGATTGCTTCTCGCTTGTCTGTGTCTCGAACGAGGGACAACTTTCCTGGTGGTTTGTAGATCAGTTCACCCAAGATTCGATTGAATTCTTTCCGACCTCCCAAGTACTCAGTCATTTCGGTAATGCCCAAAAGCTCCGGCTTCTTATAGAAATCGGTATACCCCTCTTTCTTCAAAGCCTGTATCACTTTTTCATTACTGACATAACAGCGTTTGGTTTTTCCCTCTACAATCTTAAACCCCCTCCACCTTACACCCCGGAGAGCACTAGCCTGAACATAGGCATATACGGAATCGATCCAATCACGGATTACATTCAGCGATGGAAGGATTGCTTCGATTTCTTCGTGGTCGAGTGTCGGCACAGGCTTGAAGTGGAACGGCTGATCTCTCTGATGCTGCGTTTTCTCTTCGATACTGGTCTCAGGTTCAACCTCTGCAAAATCTCCAGCAGCCAGATTCATAGCTTGCTCTGCAAGTGCTCGGCACACAGGCTTTGCTCTACAAAACTTGCACCACTCACCCGGAACAGCCTCTCCTTCGCCTTTGAACGCCATGAGTGCCCTTGGCTTGACATACTCGTCCGCCCAAGTGAGCAGTTGCTCTATCGGGAAAGTATAGGTGTCAATGTTTCCCAGTCGCGGCTGAACGATGCTCAAGGAAACCGTCTTGATATCTTCAAATATCGGGCTGTACATCGAGTAAGCACCCAATGCATACAGGGAAAGCTGGGTGTTTGGCATTCCCGATTTTTCATCGGGACCGGCTCTCACCCAGACGCCCTTGCCGTATTTCAGATCTATTACCCATAGTTTTTGTGGGGATACGATTACGGCGTCTCCAGTGCCAAAACTTTCTGGAACCCACTTAGAAAAATCCAACCGATCCTCCACCAGAACCAGTGGGTACTCACAGGTTTTCCGGACTTCCTCCACAGCCTCTGCTACGAAATCCCGGTAGATGTCCGTCATTTCGTCCATCTCTGGGGTGTCGTATTTAGTGGGGCTTCGAGAGTTCTGCCGTTTGAGATACCGGAGCAGCTTCTGTTCGGCCATGGCGTGCGCGGCAGTTCCCTCTTCTGCAAAGATGGAACTCTTATTCGGAAAAGGGGCTTCCAACCTCGGAGATATACTACAATGAATCCAACGGGAACTCGAACTCGCCGAGAGGTAGGCGTGGCTGTCAGGCATCCTTGCTCACTTCCCCTTCACCCAGGATCTCGTGAACTTTGACGAGGAACTCTTCACGGCGATCCGGAGGAACAGTACTCAGGTTCACGGCACCGAAACTCTTGAAGAGCTTTGCGATAAAGCTAGAATCCTGCTGGCGTTCACGGAGCACAACAACCAGTTTCACCAGAAGAGGAGAAGCTGTTTTTTTGAATTTTTCCGTTTCCTCATCTTCTTTTTCGGTTGCCGAATCAGCGACTCCTCCTGCTTCAGCATTTGACTTTCCAGCTTCGTTCTGCTCTACAACAGGAGCACCGGAGTTAGCGGTTGCAGTAACCTCCGAGTCACTCTCCTGCTTCTTTGCAGCTTTCATTTCCGGCAGAGCAGAAACACCTAGCTCAGATACAGCCATGTCGAGAATCAGAGACATACCATACATGATATGGAGCATCGCTTCCTGTGCGTCTTTCTTATTCTTCATATTCTTCCCCTTTCCACTGGTTCTTCAGCTCATCTCCAACATGGAGGGCTTCCTCCAGCTTTTCGTAGAACTTGTCTTTCTGTTGACTGACAGGTGTGCCCTCCAGCTTATCAGCCAAATCCAGCTGATAGTCCTCAGAGAATGCCCGAATCGGTTTGTCCATTGCCACAGCAAGGGCGACTTCACGACGCATTCCCTCAGACAGCGAACACAGGCCCTCGTAGCCAAAGATCCATACCTCGCTGGACAGCTTCAGCCACTCCAGACCAATCTTCATGCCAAGTTCGCGCTGCCACCAGACTTCATCCTTGAGTAACTGGGTCATAAGGAGATGCGGACACAGAGGAGAGAATCCCAACAGAGCTGCAAAGTAAGAGCCCTGCTTTGCGCGCTCCATGTTCTGCTTCAACTCTATTTTCTGTCTCTCCGGGTCAGCACTCTTAGGACGGTAACGAGAACAGATATACACAGTCGGAAGAGAGCGTTCCAGATCTTTGCGGCTATTTTCACCTTTAATCATCTGCTTCAGCCTCCTCGTCCGTGTCTGCATTACCATCAACATCCTTTTCCAGAATGAACTCTTTCAAGTCATGTTCCGGGAAAGCCATCATAATACCACCCAGAAGTTCTTTGCCACCAATGCGCTCACCAGAAAACAGGCGGCTGATGTATGCACGACTCAAGTGCATCTTACGAGCCAGCTCTGCTTGACTCCAGCCCTTTTCATCGGCAAGTACCTTGATGCGATCCAAGTTTACACGCAATGTTCACCCTCTCCTTTCATGACTACGTGCTTTAGTTTCATTGTATTTTTATCGCCAGTTGGGAACATTAGGGTAAAAATTATAGGCGCACTTACGCCTTGGTCGTTTCATTCAGTTCAGCATTATTTTTCATATAGTTTTAATACTGAACTGATTGTCTATAAACATTGTATCATACTTGCTGCCACATGTCAATGAGCTTTGTTTTTTATTTAATTTGTTTCTGTGCAGAAACAAATTGTGCCATTATAGCATAAAAATTTCAAATTATTGTTGCCAAGCGGCAACAGCTATGGTATACTAGAGTTGATACAAACAGTCACAATTCTACGGAGGTATGTTTATATGGAGGACAAATCTTTGACTGATAGCGCATTCTCAACAGAGACTACTGAATCCCAGTCAGATAACTACATTGATCCTGCTCTTGGTGCATACATTAGAAAGCTTCGGAAAGATCGTGGCATGTCGATTCGTGAACTCGCTGAAGCTGCAGGTTGCAGTGCTGCCCATGTGACTCGCATTGAGCTTGCACAGCGGCGGGTGGATTCCATGAAAACGATTGTCAGCCTTGCAGACGCGCTCAATGTACCAACGGAAGAGTTGTTAAGCATGGCTGGGCAACACATTCAGAACAGCGACTCCCTTGTCAAAGTCGCCTTTCCAAGTGTCAATACGGCTCATCAGGAAAGTGTCATCAGTTCTTTTGCACAGCTTGTTACTTCTGGGAATATGACGGATGAACAGATGGATCAGATTCTAATTCAGGCAACTGCTTACTCTGAGTACTGCGCAAGAATTAACTCAGCGAAATAAAACCCTATACAAACAGAAAAACCGGATACCACTTTCATATTGAATCGTTCTTCAATATGTCGTGGTGTCCGGTTTTTTCTTACAGGCGAAATAGAATATGAGGACAAAAAACCGCAGGATAAAAGCTTTTCTTTCTTTCATCCTGCGGTCTTGGCTATCGTTGGGTGCATATGCTGCAATATCGCGCATGGATACAGTTCTTCACGCTGCTTCCTGTGCGTTCCGCTTCCTCTACGGTGCGGCATATTTCCTTACCGTGCCTCGTTCTCTAACATGTACTGTGATGTACTTTTGACTAAGGTAGATAGCAGTTCCTATTGAATTGCTATCTACCAATCTCTTAAAACAAATCGCGCTCGCCTACTTTGTAGGCTTCCTTGCAAGGCTTCATTTTTTCTTATACCCTCATAGGCATTCCTCGCTTTCTTTTCAATTCTGTAGGTGATAGCATTTTAGGGCAGGAGGTATCTGCCTTGGAGAAACTCAATCTCCGCGCCCTCACTGCCTGAACCGTCCGGTTCTCTTATGAGAAGCACTCTCTGCTACAAACCATTTCTTATGATCTGTGTTTCCGATTTTGGCAAGGGATGTTCTTACACATGAACATACGCACCTTCCAGCCAACTCTCCATGAGTCCGGCAACCGAAACTCTCATCTTGCTCACCCGCTGCGGTCTTCAATCAGAATCGCCGCCAGCATTCGTCCTGAGCCAGGATCGGGCTATTTATAGGCGGGCTTCCTAACGGAGTCCACCGTTCTACCATCTGGCATTCATGCCGATCCATTTTCACTGCCTATCATCCATTCATCCGATCATCTTTTAGGACTTGAATCCTGAAAATAGACACACTTTCTGCTTACTCTACAGAATCTACTAAATTCCATTACACTCTATTCACTTTTCAAAGTACTGATCAACTGTGTAATAGCCTACGCAGCCAATAGCCTCTCATGCCAGAAACTCTGTCCGGCTGATAGCGAGCCCCATGTAATCTTTTCTCTCGCGCGTCGCCCTAGATTATTTCGACTGGCTTTATGTACAGTATTGAAACCTATATTCGCAATATATTTTTCCACTCTACCTGCCACATCTACTTTTTCATCTGCGACAGTTGCACGATTGATAAAAACGGTCTTTCCGCCTATCCAATTCTCTGGATATCTCTTTGATTTAATTGGGGTGACTTCTGATTTAGCTTCACAAGCTAATCTGAATAGAGTTCCTTCTGCCAACATGCGGTAGCTGTTTTCAAACCAATCTTTCCACTGCAGCTTCGCATAGTCAACAAAGCAAATCGGTTGATTTTGCTTCTTTAAAATGTTCTGAAGTGCCCTCGTGATGGATTCGCGTACTCTCACACTAGAGCTTTCCTTGCTCTTTTGAGAGAGGAGGACATCAAAGAAATCAACACGTTTCCTGGTGTTCAACGATGGCATAAAAATATCACGATTCTTTCGAGACTGCAACCCGGTTGAATACTGTTTTGCAAAGAATGAAAAAACTGATTGTAGAGGTGATATAAAACTGCCAGATGTATCCATAATAAATAGCACTTCCATCTCTGCCACTCTCCTTTCTTGCTATTGTTGTATGTTCATTTCTATAGGATTTCTCGTACCATTCCTGTTGAGTCGATATTAGTGCAATATACCGAAGCCTCGCAGGGGGTAACCCCTGCAGGCATACGGCACATCACAGTTAGTTGCTTAAATGGAGGAAGCTTAAGTATTGGGATCGTATAGGCGGCTAGGTGAAGAGTCCAGCCTTATATGTGGTTATAGCTTGTTATTTTCGATATTCATCTTAATGATCTCAATCTGTTTTGGATTCAGTGCTTTCTTCAGGCTCTCAACACTGATAAGACTGCCTTCAAACACATACGGCAAAAGACACATCAGCACCTCGATTTCTTCCTGAATTCGGTCAATTTTCTCCTTTTCTTCCGGATTGACTTGACCTTTCTGCGCTTCTTCACAAGCTTTACAAAGCGCCTTCAAGAGTTCGTCTACTACCCATTCGCTCCCATCTCCATCGAACACAACCATATCGCTCGAACGATTAAACATGATACGGTTAGTCCCTTCTCCCCTTCACAGGGGCTTTTCAAGATTTTTATTCGGTTGTTGTGATACTTTCAGGAGCATTCACGATGCTTGCAGGATACCACTCATCCTGACTGCCCCCGATTCGGGTTTCTTCTTTGATGAACACATGGTCTTCCGTGAGTACAATTGCAACACGCATCTCTTTCGGCACCTTGATTCGAGCAACCAAAAACTGGTGCAGTTCTCGATTGTCTGTCACGATGTAAAAAGTCGCGTTATTACTGCACAATACAAGAAGAATGCTCAACGCTGCCATGTACATCAGGTTGAAAGCGTCTTGCTTCTGGCAAAAGGCTGGGATTCCGATATAGGTTTCGTCATTGTCTGGGGTGTGAATCTCGAAATAACTGCCCTTTGTTTTAATGGACATTAAGTCGGTTACTCCATTTAGAACCAAACCGTTCATCAGAACACTGACTGCTGCCATAGGCAAGGCATCATTATAGTATTTCTGGACTGCGTCACACACAGCAGGCATCTCAAAACCATCATCTTTGTCTTCTAGTTCAGCCGTACTATACCCACAGCTTGAGAACAGGTCAGCCAAAGTAATGCCGTTCTGAGGTGCCGCCTTTTCGGGATCAGCCAACTTACTGAGAACCTTCCGTGACGGAGGGCTGTCCGGCGAAATTTTTCCATTAATAATCTTAGACACGTAAGATTTTGAGACCCCTGCCTCAGTAGCAAAGTTCGAGAGGCTTCTTCCGCCAATGGCGAGACGCACCTGTTCGGCCAGCCGATCAGGATTAAAGCATTCTGCCGCCATTTTCTTTTCTACATTAATCTTTTCTAACATATAGCTTTACATTGCCTCCCGGAGGACGTGGCCGGAGGCATTCCTTTCTGATCTCCTTGTTCACAAGCACCAGAATTTGGCGAATCAACTCTGGAAGAGTACTCTCTTCGCTTGAAAACGGCCAGGACAGGTGTAGCCCGTAGTACCGGTCTTGGATCAAAATGAATCCGAGTCCGATTAAGTCGCGGACTGTACCCAGTGAAGAGGACCGGCTCATCAGAAAACCGCTCATACACTTTCCACAGTTTGGATCCCGGTTTTTTGAGTTCAGTAGGATATCTCGACCTCGCACCGGGATACCTCTGTCCACCGTCATCGGTGGACACATCTTCGGATTCCATCGGACTCACCTCATTTCTTCTATAGATCCGACACTTAGTGCCGAATCGCCCAAGATGCTCCAGTATTGCTATCGGAGCATCTGCTGCTCTGTGTTCTCTCACCTTACACGAAGCGAGAAAATCCCCTTTGCTTCGTTCTGGTTGTCCACATTATAGCACTGGCCATGACGAATGTCAACAGTTTTGCTCGAAATTGAGCTTCAAGAAACAGCCTTTTGTTTCCTGTATCGAAGAAGAGCCGTTTTTTCTGTTTCTTGGCAGACAACACATTCTCGGTTTCCTTCACGAGAGTAGTTTTCTGTCCGCCTACAAGCAGTTCAATATTTTTCACCTTTGCATATTGATAGCAAAATATATTTGTGCTATACTAAGTTCAACAGGTGTGTTAGTTCCCGGAGTGGAGCTTCATTCACCCGCTCAGGAGGTACACATTATGAGCAAAAGAACAGGAAACGCATACGTTTCCAGCACTAGCATCCAATCACTGGAGAGCAAGTCAGCTGTTCACAGACCCCCGCAAGCATCTGCACGGGAGCAAGCCTTATCTTTCGGTGATGTTCTCCGCAAGTATCGATTGCTAAAAAAGGCAACTCTCCCAGAGCTTGCTGACCTTCTGGGAGTTTCCAGAAACACAATCATCAACTGGGAGAGCGACAAAACGAGACCCGACATTTCTGCGATTCAGACGCTTTGTCTACATCTGGACATTCCTTTATATGAGCTATTCGGTATCACTGGGGATACCAAGTCACATCTCTCCGCGCGCGAAACTTCCCTTCTGGATGGCTATCGGCAACTCAGCACTGTCAACCAGAATGTTGTTACCGCTATGGTCGACAAGATGTTGGAAGAAGAGCAAAACGCCTGCAACAGCTACCTCATCAACAACTTTTCTCTGCTTCCGCTGGAATCCACGCCTGCTGCCGCTGGTACTGGCTGCGCTTTCACAGACGCACCGCCAGAGTACCTATTTATAAAGAAGAACCGATACAGCACAAATGCGGATGCACTGATTCGCGTGTCAGGTGCAAGTATGGAACCCCTCTATCATGACGGAGATTTGGTTTATGTCTGCTATACGCAGGCTGTGGAAGATGGAGACGATGTCATCTGCTCCACCGTAGACGGTGCTGTCATCAAACGACTTCATGACCATAAGGTCCATTCGTTGAACAAAGACTTGCCCTTCGGCAAAAAATCCGAGGACGATCATGTTGCTATCCTCGGTAAAGTGCTTGGTATAGCATCAGAAGATGAGTTCGCCTGCGATTCTGATGTCCCACGGCTTGAAGAATTAAAAGCTGCAGACGTCCGCGCCTTTAAGAAAAAATATGGATTACTATAAACAGCTGGCCATGCCAGCAGAAAGGGATTACCAATGAAATATGTGCTTTATCGCTTTCCCAACGCTGTCCGCTATTCTGACACCTCCGATCCAGAGCTCTATGGTTTCTTCAAGTTTCCCGTCCAAGGTCAGGTCGTTGGTGTTGAGTTCGGTTCAAGCATTGAGGAGGTAACAGATGCGCTCATTCAAGATGTAAACGACGAACTGACTGAAGCCTATCTGAAATGCCAAGTGATGACCTATGCTCCCTCTGATGAAATGTTCGGCCTCGAAATTCTCACGAACGAACCTTTCGATTACGAAATGCATGGCGTGGTTGTGGACAAGAGCAAGCCAATCAACACGACTATTTACTTTGGCGTAAAAGAACTGAACGAATAATATCTTTTCCTCGGAAGGAGGGCTGCATCGTGAAGCCGATGCACACAAAACCCGAAAAAATCTATGTAAAAGTCGATTCCACCTTTGATGCCACCGGCTATATGCAGCCGACCTCCATCACATGGGCTGATGGTCGTACCTTTCCAATCGAAAAAGTGCGCGACTTCCGCCCCGCCGGGACTGCTGATAATAGTTGTTCCGGTGACTGCTTTACTGTGCTCATCCAAGGACAAGAAAAGCATCTGTTCTTTGAACACCTCGACCCACGCTTCAATGGTCGGTTAGGTCGGTGGTTCGTGGAACGGGTGGTACAATAAACGGGAGGAGCATCATGACTTTGATAGAAAAACTCAGCAATCTCGGTGGTATCGTTGACCGGGATGAAATGGCAAAAGCGTGTTCAGAAATTCCAGATGAGGATCTTCGTCTGGCTCTGATGACTCTCGCACTATCCTATAATCAAAACATCAAGATAAACGAAGAAATCTTTCAAAAGCAAAGCCGCGAGATTGAACAACTTCAGAAAGAGATAAATGAACTGAAAAAAGCAAAATAACGCACATCATAGAAGGGAGGAAATTGTACAATGCAACGCACATATCTTGCGATAGATCTTAAAAGCTATTACGCGAGTGCAGAATGCGCCGCCCGCCACCTCGACCCACTTACCACAAATCTGGTCGTGGCAGATTTCTCCCGCACTGAGAAAACCATCTGTCTCGCTGTGTCTCCTTCCCTGAAAGCCTATGGTATTCCGGGTCGCGCCAGACTGTTCGAGGTCGTGCAGAAGGTCAAAGAGATCAATGCGAATCGGTTAAGGGAAGCGGTACAATTAAGAATAGCTATTTACAAGGACAGCAAGCCATCTTTCTCCTCTGCTTCCTATGATTCCTTATCCTTGGCCGCCGACCCGTCACTCGAACTCTCTTACCTCGTCGCACCGCCTCGGATGGCATACTATGAAAAAATATCGCGGCAGATTTATGGCATCTATCTGAAATACATCGCGCCAGAGGACATCGTGGTATATTCCATCGATGAGGTGTTCATCGATGCCACCTCGTACTTATCCCACTACAACATGACAGCTCACGACCTTGTCATGACAATGATCCGGGAAGTGCTTTATACGACTGGCATCACCGCCACCGCAGGGATTGGAACTAATCTCTACTTGGCGAAGCTGGCAATGGACATCACTGCCAAACACGCTGCGCCTGACAAGGACGGAGTCCGCATCGCTGAGCTGGATGAAGAGAGTTTCCGTTATCTCCTCTGGGATCACAAGCCTCTCACAGACTTTTGGATGACCGGTCCCGGCACAGTCAAGCGGCTAGAAAAGCACGGCATCCATACGATGGGCGAACTCGCACGGTACAGCCTGCACTACCAGGATACCTTATATAAAGAGTTCGGTGTCGATGCAGAGCTGCTCATAGACCACGCATGGGGTTTAGAGCCTTGCACCATGAAAGACATAAAGGCGTACAAGCCGGAGACGAAGAGCATCAGCGAAGGACAAGTCCTCGCCTGCCCATACCCCTATGATAAGGCACGGATCATCATTCAGGAAATGGCTGACAGTCTGGTGTTACAGCTTACGGACAAGGGGTTGGTTACAGATTCTCTGACACTGGATGTCGGCTATGACCGCGAGAACTGTGACAGCGGGAAGTACCACGGTCCCGTCCATATCGATCATTATGGTCGCACAGTGCCAAAGGGCGCACACGGCAGTACGAAGCTGGATAATCCGACCAACCTTGGAAGCCAGCTCATTCAGGCTGCTGTGTCCCTGTTCGACCAGATAGCCGACAAGACCCTGACCGTCCGAAGGATAACGATTGCCGCCAACCGTGTGGTCAAGGATGAAGGCATCTTCCAAGTTGATTTGTTCACAGACACCAAAAAGCTGGAAAAAGAAAAGCAGCTGCAGGAAGTCATGCTGGGCATCAAGAAGAAATTCGGTAGAAACGCCGTACTGAAAGGCACAAATTATCTGGATGGAGCCACCATGAAAGAGCGCAACAAACAGATAGGCGGGCATAAAGCAGAGTAAAGGAGGGCTGTTATGAAACGCTGTATTTTTTGTGGAAAATCCGAGGATGAATTTGACTCCAAAAATATGTGGAGTGATGAACATATCATCCCAGAATGTCTTGGAAATTCAACGCTAAAAATCAACAATGTGTGTAAACACTGCAACAGCAATCTCGGCACTTATGTAGACAACTATTTCGTGAATCATCATTTCATAAAATCCAAACGTCAATTTTTGCGGTTACGCAGTCAGAATGGCAATATTCCAAATGCTTTCCAGGAAGGCGTAACTGCTGACGGTGAACGAATCCGGATGAGTGCCGACTTCGTTCCATCTGTAGTGCCTTTAGTCAAACAAGAAGGCAACAAACTTATAACCCACGCCAATAGCGTAGCTGAGGCACGAAAAATATTATCCACGAAATTGCGAAGGCTTCATATGCCTCCAGAGAAAATTGAAGAGTACATCTCAAAAATAGATGAATCGTGTTTTCAGTCTTTTCAACCAGAAATCCGATATGATATTCTTTTGGATATAAATCGGTTTCTTTTAGAAGCCTTGAAGATTGGTTATGAGTATGCCGTATATAAATTTGGTGATCGTTATTTAGATGATCCGACCGCTGCAAATATACGTGCCCGCTTAAATCTCGCCATCTCCGGCAAAATGCAATCCAGCTGTGAAAAGCCACCGGAAGCATCATATGCTCCAGAGTATTTAATGTCTTCCCTTGGAAAGTCATCATTTATTGGTGCTCATTATATTTCCATTGCTTCTACTATACATAATGAACTTATTGCACACGTAGTTTTATTTTTCAGCCCAGTTTCGGCATTCCAAGTTCTCCTTTCTAAACAAGCAAACCTCTATCTTGAAAATGGGCAGATAGCCGAAGACTTTATAGACCTTACTCAAAAAGAGAACCAAAAAGTATGACAGACTATAAAAACACGCCGGAAGGAAAAATCACAAGTCAGAAATACGCTGACCTTCTCCCCCTCTCCCGGCCAGCTCCCATAAAACCTCGAATGGCAATATCGAACCGAGCAAAGATTTTCAGTCCCTTTGCTGCGCTCCGAGGGTATGAGGACGAGATTGCAAGCGAAGCTCGTGAACACACCAAAACACAGAGGATTGAGCTATCCGAGGATGGCAAAGAGCGAATTGGCACAAAGCTGATGCAGCTCCACAAAGGCTCATTTGCTATAGTTCGTTATTTTACGGATGGTTATTACGAAGATATCTCCGGGAAGGTCGAAAGTGTGGATGGCGTATACAAAGAGCTGAAGATGTCCACCGGGATGAAAAATGGCATCGGCAAAGAGCTGCCAACGATCATCCCCTTTGAGGACATTCTGGAGGTGACGACAAAATGAACTACTATTTCTGTGACGCTTGCAAGTACTGCTTCCCTGCCGACACACAGCCTGACCGCTGCCCAGACTGCGGTGCGGTAATGGTTGGAGAGAAATCTGCCGTGCGGTCGGCAACGGAAAATGAGAAAACCGAGCTGCTCCGAATACGAGCAGAGGACAATGACTGATTGACTGCCCCACTTCACGGTGGGGCTATTTTTATGAAACGCGATTAGTTTTAGCTAACCGCCACCTCTAAAAATAACCGTGCGAACTTCTGAAGTTCACACGGCTAATAGAATCACTTCAACTTCTCAAGGATCTCGTCAGCACTCATGCCACCGGCCAGCAGTTTCTTGACCACAGCCTCGGCTTCCGACTTTTTCGCTTCTTCCGCTGCTTTCTGATCCGCTTTGACTTTCTTTGCTTCGAGCTTGGCTACTTCTTCGTGCCCTATGATATACAATCATAAAAAGGACAGAATCAACCATATATCACTTTGCAAATTCCACCCGGCTTATAACCTTATGGGCTCTGTTCATAATATCCTCGTTTGGAAATATAGAAGAAAACGTATATGTCTCTTTCGGCTTCGGGTTATTTACGATTTTTTTACCAGAATGTTGTCCTTGAAGTGTTGCATCATACGATATTTTATTAGAAGTTTCCTCGAACGTTATAATTTTTATTTTGGGACTACTCGATTTTCTGTTTGCTCTTGTCATATATTATTACCCTTCCATAAAACAGTTATATGTGTGAATCTCTGAATTTTAGTTTTTAATTTTTCCTATATCGACGAGAATTATTTCGCTTTCTTCTACCTTGAGAAGATTGTTTTGTTTGATTATTCTGAGGTGTTTTCTGCGGCATCTGATTGCCCGGCTTCAATGACTTTTCATATTCAGCAAATTTCATCATATAATATTGATATTTACTCATCATGTTATAGAATGTTGATGCATATGCTTTTACGATATATGTGAAACTTTCTCTCTGGCTTTCCGTAAATAAATATCGATCAAGCGTATCTACACAAAGAAAACCAAGCAGATCATAATCTGTATTCTCACTTTTATAAAAAAGTCTTTTATTTGCAACCCTGATAGGTGCAACGATAGTCGCTATGTAATACTGGTCATAATGCTCTGTTGTATTATCATAATGAGCATTCGGATCCGCTTTACTAAGCTGTTTGTCATATTTGATTAGATTCTGCTTATAAAACACATCGTTGTTATAGCTTTGATCTCCATTAACTATCGTCCTAAAATCCGTGTTTTCAGAAACTTTAATAGGTTTGCCAGCATTTTTTTCGTCTAGTACTACACGGTTGCTATCCGTATTCCGGGAACGCACAAATGTTTTCACAAGAGCATTATTATAATTAATCGGCCCTGTTTCATTCGTATACAAATATTTAATACATCCGCATACCTTTTTATGACTGCCAGAAAGGACTTGCAGGATTTCACAAAGATTATCCAATTCCTGAACAAGAAATTTAGAAGTCAATGTTGTAAATAACTCCATGTTCCATTCTCGCATCTCTAATTCAATCTCTTTGTAGTACACCTCCATTTGATTAATCTCGTTACGGAAGTCGTGCATTAAACGATAGTAATTTTCATTTATTTCCCGATAGTTCTTAATAGTCTGCAATTTAAAGCAAAAATATCTTACCAGAACTAGAATAATCATTATCGCCAACGACACAATAAAGACTCTAGGTGGTATGCTGCCACCTCCATTATTTAAGTCAATACTATTAGAAAATATAGTAAAAACACCTGTCGGAATTCCTATTCCAGCAGCAATGGTGAAAAGCGTAGCGAGGAAATTCAATACACTCATTACTGGTTCTGGAATTTTGTCAATTACATCATTAAATAAGTCCCAAATTTTCAAGGCTGTCACCACCATTATAGTTTATTATTATATACCCCAACTTCTGCTTTTTCTGCCACGATATATGCCAGCCGTGAGGATATGTTCAAAGTCTCATCTAAAAGGAAGCTCGACTATCTAAATTTATTCCTTATTAAACCATCGACACAGAAATTCCGCAATAGTCTATCTTCCTCTTATTCTTACAAATTACTGTACAGTCCTTCAATAAACAACAATATGTTCGTTGCCAACCGGTTCAGCCTTATTCTTAACATATGTATCATACTCTTGTCCTGTTACTTCTGATTTTGTATACCTTTCAGTAAATAGATCAATAATGTGTTCCACATCTGAGAAGTTTCTTAAATATACTTGTTCGCCTTGTATTTCAAATACGTTTTTCCAACGTTCCACGGTCTGCAACTTTTCTATCAGTCGATCTCTGTTCATTGTAGCAACTGGGAACTTATGAATCTGCATCATTTTCTTTGCATATTTTTTATTCGGTCTCTGCACGTATTCCTGTAACTTGTCTTCATTTCCAACCAATCCAACTGCTGTAATTGATGACACTGCACGTGTAGCCGACGCACGTAAAAAGACTTCCAGTCCAAAATGACGTTCCATCAATTTGATTTCGTCAGTTATTATCTCATCACCTAAGATTAACAAATCAATCTTTTTAGTGATAATAAACATTTGGTCTTTCATTTCCTTAAACACATCCGGTTGGTCTTGCGATTTTGCAATCAACTGAAAATGTTGCTTCTGTTTATTTGGAATTGAAGCGGGCTGTATTTTCTGGTATGCCCAAAGCTGTTTAATAATACCATTCCGTTGAAAAGCAAATCTAAACACAATGGAATCTGCGTTATCTTTATCTGAAAGCTTAAAATTCTCAATTTGATTTTCTGGAATCTGCAAGAAATTAAACGGTTGGTAATGCTCATCCTGCTTAATTACGTAAAAACAATCCTGTTCATTCGCCAAATCATCTCCATCTGCGTACTTACTTTCATTATCTAAATACTTACTCTGTATTGTCTCTTTAATACTTGCACGGATTCTAGCTTTAAATCCATCGTTTTCATTAGGATTTCCTTCATCTAAGACAAATCTCTTAATCAGTTGTTCTCCGTCTTTCATAATAACATATATTTCAAATCCATATCTTTCATCAAGGATTTCTCTTATTGCTGCTGTAATTCTTTGTTTAGGCATTTCACTACCCACCTTTTATCAAATATCTTCATATATAATGAACACATTATCCGATATTATTTGCCGTTTTATATTGTCCCCTTCTTCAACGTTACCTCTTGTAATTCCGATACATTTCTTTTCTTCGTATTGTGCCAATTGCGTAGTTTCAAACTCAAACGAGAAAATCTCGTACCCCAATATCGTCAGTACTGGATTCTGATAATACAGATTTGTTTTCCACATTAGTGCAAATAACATCGCCATTAAAATCGCAAACACAATAAATCCTTGGAGTGTATCTAAATCATCCATTGCCATCGGAAGAACATATGTCATAAAAAATGTAACACCAGAATCTTGAATTTTCTCAATATTAATAGGTGATTCTCCCATGCTCACAAAATTTGATCTCTGAGATTTTTCAAAATATCGAACACTATATATTGAGTATATAATCCACAAAAAACAAAGGACTTCCAACACCGCTGTAATTAAAAGCGGATGGTGTATCAGTTTTATCAATGCCATCTCTGGTTCTTTTAGCATCACCATGAAAAAGGCTCTGCATAAATGAGGTAACCTGCAATCAAAATACTTTATCAGCAAAATCAAAAACAATGGTGCAAATGACTGCATAATCAGTGCTCTTTTCATCGACAAGTTGTCAGTCATAAAAACACCTTCCTTCTGTTTTTCACATTCTTAGCCGTCAATAGACGTTGCCCACTGCTCACCACGTAGAGGTGTGTGATTATTAGAGCAGCAAGAGCCACGATCCACCGTGGCCCCAGAGTCAGGGCCCGTTTGCCCCAGTATATCACAGATCCGAGAACAAGTCAGCCTTATGGTGGAATTTTTCTGATATTTGATGTTATTTCAGTTTTGTAGGGATTTCTTCTGCACTCATCTTGCTCTTTTTATAGTTTTCGCGCAATCCATATATATTTTCTCAAAATTTCTGCCTTTGTTACAGAGCATCAAAGAAATCACTGTACCAGCTATTGCAACGGCTTCACCTAAAACACTACTATATTTTATATGTGATATTTCACAGCCGCCCGTAAAAATGTAATATGTATAGAACATCCATGCAATAACCGAAAAAATAAATGCTCCAAAGTCGCACAATTCATCTTCTATGGCAAAACCAAAAATTTTAACCTTATAAGAATTCTTTATTTCTTTATCGATTCTATGAACTGTTCTTTCCCATTTCAGTCCTTTAATCTCTGGTTCAATATTTAGGGCAATATATACACCGCATCGTATCAACATATACTGCTTATTGTTTATTAAAGTTTGGAGAGGTATAATCACGAAGTACAACATTAGAAATAAGACACTGTTCTTAAACTGACATCCTAGACCAATGATTGTTATTGATATTAAAAACAAATTCGATATATGCGTATTATGCTCATTCATGAGTAAAATAATTTCCTCACGGATAGCAGCATATTCCATTTTCAATCCTTCTATATTTTTTTCTTTGGAATCCATCGTTTCAAACCTCTCCATCATTTGTTATTCTGCTATCACAGATTGTCATCGTCAAAAAGATTTACCTTAATTTTGTTCTGGTAAAATTACTAGAGCCGCGCCTCTTGAGATATGACCAGTAGCATTACACCATAAGCATCATTATGCCGTTCATAAATGACATCAGTTTTTCAACTGTAACAACCTTTCTGGTTTTAACTTTTCTTCCTTTTTGATCTTTACAGTAATCACATTCTCCAACTTCTCCGTTTAACCTAATGAGCTTCTTCAAATATTCATCCTGAACACAACAACTACAAACCTTTTTCGTTGATGTTACATATCCTCGCTCTTCAAGCTGCATCATCCGGTCTTTTTCGTATCCCATATATTTATCTCTTCTCGCTATGAATCAAAACGCCCACACCGATAGCATAACTTTGCTTATCAGTGTGGGCATCATCAATTATTTTAACTTTACTAGGATTTCTTCCGCACTCATTCCGTCTGCCAGGAGTTTTTTCAGGACAGCCTCAGCTTCTGCCTTCTTTGCTTCCTCGGCGGCTTTCTGATCCGCTTTAGCTTTTTTTGCTTGGAGCTTGCCTACTTCCTTCTCGACAGACTTCAAAGCTGTACGTTTAGTTTTCAGCTCTGCTTTCAGAGAATCCATATTCGCAGTGATAGACGCAATTTCTGAGGTGAGGGAAGCGATGGATTCCTGCTTTTCTGCAATCTGAGATGCAAAGTCGTTGGTGATTTTCGGTTTGTTTTTGCTCCCTTTGGTTCTGGGCATAAGATATCCGCCTTTCTATTATGTATTGTAGTTTTAGTATAGCACCGGTGAAAAGATGTATCAAGCAACAAAGGGTATAAGTTTTGCATTATATTTATAGATAATCGTTCTTTTCACTTCACTACCCTTTTCATCGAACTCAACAAGTTCAGCCCGTGTAAGGTGTCCTTTTTTGCTTGTCCAAAATTGGATAGCCCCATATTTCTTCTGTGAGCCAGCATAATTATATTGCCTACACTTATCTTTTATTTCAATTGAGTCCAATACTTTTCCTGCTCCAGAATTATATAATTGAATAACTGCTGTATCACTGTGTAGTTCCGGTTGCCAATAGCCTCGCCCATATTTAACTCTGTAAACTTTCATATCCGGGATTTCCGTTGCTTCTGTAAATCCAGCATATACCGCACCTGTGTCACCATGTCCTCGACCAGTGTAGTATAATTCATCAAAAAGGTCCGGAAAATCATCACTTAATTTTTGATTGCGTTCTTCGATTCTCTCACACTGTTTTTTAAGTATGCTGACAATAACCTCAATTTGTTCTTCAGTGAGCCATAGTTTGTTATCCATTATTTATCTACTCATCTCGTCATCATTTCACCGCTCAAAGTGCAGAAAGTAATATGATACTTACTAAACACTTTCCATCCAACAAGACCATCATAAGTCGGATTTTCCTTTTCTGGAACAATATCCCATGACATCAGTTTGTTGCTCACCGCTCCGTCAATGTAAGTAACCAGTGATATAAATTCCTCTCTAGACCTATATTTCCTAAACAAGATGCAAATACTCTGTGCAATCTCGTAAGGCGATTCACCAATCCAAGGAAATTTTGTGCTATCAATCGAAATAGCCAAATTTCTCATATATTCCGATGACAGAACTGCGTTCTTGTAGGAGAAATTTTCCGGCAGTTTTCTATCAAAAATATAGGCTGCATATTGAATTTCCGTCACCGTTTTTGGAAGCAACTCATACCATACTAATATCTTATAAAAGATAATCATAAAATCGTGTAGCTGTCTGAACTCATCGTCACTTAGAAAAGACTCTTTATCAATATAAAAATGAGTCTCACAGTTTCTCAAATGAGCCAAAATTGAAAGAGCCTTTGAATATTGCTCTTGACTTCCGCTATTTTTCTGAAAGAAATCAGCGAAAATATCTTTAGAATATTTTTGGAGCATATTAAATTCTGCAGAATAAAATTTACCTCTAGTTTCAGAATCTAAATCCTTGAAATAATTGTTTAAATCATCTCTAGCGTAATATTCCCTTAAAGGTCTGCCTTCTGGGTTATTCAGGTTTTTTACACTTGCAACTCTATGGTCACCAGCGTTAAGCATTCTTTGCTTGACAAAGAGTTCAACCGCATTATGAAGATGTCCCACAAAATTTTTTCTATATCCCAAAGTCACTTTTCCTTTGCGAATATCAATGCAATCTTCAATTGCTTTTGCCCATGCTTCAAGCGCATTATCTTCGAGAATACCTTTTTCCATATGCAATCACCTTAATTACAATGGCTTTTCCTCTGCATTCTTAGCCGATCACACATATGATCGTTGCCTGCTGCTCACCACGGAGAGGTGTGCAAAGTTTCGAGCAGCGCAAGGGATGCACATGCATCCCAATGGTCAAATCATACCTTTCACTTTGCTCTTCTACTATCTATCGAAGTTCTTTATTTCAGCCAATGGCTCAATGTCCGTGTTGATACACATGCTTTCCTTTAACCAATCCGCTTTTGTATATCCTGTTCCAGTCACTTCGAATACCTCGCCTTTCCTTCCCACGGACTTAACCCATCCAAAATGAACGAGATTATCCAATGCCTCCTGCCATATAGCAGATTCCCGTTGCGAATTATCAGCCATAAATTGTTTACCCGCAGCCGAAACTTGAACAGGCGCACCTAGTGTGGCAAGTCTAAGAATTCTCCCGTCTCCTGCAGCAGCATAAACCAAAAGAAAAGCTGTCTCTACCGAAACCGTTTCGTTATTATAATTTTCTACTGTTGGTATGTACAGCTGACTATCATCAGACTTTTCTTCTTGTATCCTTTCCTTACTTACATCAGATTGTATTTTTCCAAGAAATCCATCTCGGTATCTCTCCCATTTAGTTGCGCTCATCGGAGACAATTTAAATTCTTCACAAAGGTTATCCTTTAATTCGCCCAATCTGTGCTTTAGCTCGTTTATGTCTCCGTCTAAAGCAATTCCCATTTCACTTGAATCAATACATCCTTTTATGTCTGAAAAGCCAAACCCTGGCAGAAGAACCAAGGTCGATTCAGTCTTTGCAAACCATGCAGCTCCCATCTCATTCAGACTTGCAGCGCTATCATAGTAATTGTGACTCAACATAAAAATCATATGAATATTATAGTTGAGTAATTGCTCTCTTAACCATTCATATATTTTCTTTCCACCAGGAATGCCATATCCGGGTACAGAGGTACAGACAATAGAATTCTCCGGCATTCCTATATCTTCTAAAAGTTCCACAAAGGCTTTTACAATCTCAGCATCCTTACTAGAATGGGAGATAAAGACCTTATTCTCCTTTGACTCCATTCCATCCTCCAATCTCGAAATATTCCCACTCAATAACAGTTCTTTGAGTACAGTTAGCTTTGCCTCTAACTGAGTAAAATAATACAATTCGCTGTAACCTTTTTCAATAAAGGCAAATAGTTTATATATGTCATCCACAGTCCTATCCTGCGTCAGCATACCTAACTCTGCCTCAATTCTGGCTCTCCAAAGTGCATACTCTTTATTCGCTCGAATCGTCTGGTATTGTTTTTGCTTTGGCGGTCTATCAGGATATGAAACCACAGTCTGATAAGAAGTGGTAAAACAATTTTTAATATCTTGTACTTGATTGATCAAATCGATTAACGTACTTTTTCCCATTTTTCCACTTTCTTCTTCACATCTCAGCCAATCATAAGATTGTTGCCTGCTGCTCACCGCGTAGAGGTGTGTGACTATTAGAGCAGTAAGAGCCACGGTCTCCCGTGGCCCCAGAGTCAGGGCCCGTTTGCCCCAGTATATCAC